ACTACGAATTCGAATATCATCATCGGATACCAATATAGTATTTTCTTGATTTGCGCCCAGTATCAAAGGTTCTGGATTGATAATTGTAAGACTGCCTGTAGTACTGTTATCGTCGTCAGTTAACATAAAACTGCTAACTGTTTTTAAATTTCCAAAACTATCAACTAGCGCATCTGCGCTAGATGCTGTGGCATTTAGTTTAAATCCTGATACAGTGCCAGCATTGAATCCAGTCTTGATTGATCCCGCGTATCCAGGAATTAAACTGCTAGGTGTAAATTCTGTGTACTTGCTGAAGATTCCTAACAGTGACTGAGCGGCCCATAATTTTACAATCACTTTGGAATTACCATCGATATCTGCAATTGTGGCAACTTCCCAACCTGAAATACCTTGACTGTCTTTGTAAATTGGACCTGCTAGTTGTCTATCAGTACCGTCATAAAAGTACAATTGATTTTCTGCACTATCGATCCAAAAATCACCCTGGATAGGATTTAACGGAGCAGTACCTGATACAATTGGGCCACTGCCAATTCTAAATCCGTTGCCGTCGTAGACTTTTAATCTATTTTCGCTAACGTCAAACCATATCTGACCAGTTATGGGATTATTAGGTTCGCTTGTGCTAGCAAAATTTTCTAGCAGCTTGATAAAATTTTCATTAAGATATTCGCCGTAGCCCGTGACGTTTTTACCTATTAAGGCCAAGTCAGTAGCAGTGGTATCGATAGCACTATCGATAATTTCTGTTAGCAAGCTGCCATCTGTTTTGTTAATCTTATAGGTCATGGTAAGATCCTGCCAGTAAATATAATATAGTTGATTGTTTGATACGGATTCATAACGTCTAGTGCTGTTTGTGAAGTATATCCCTGAATGCCGCCACTGTTTGGTAACAACTGACCAGCTGGGGATGTAAAGTGTATGCTTTGTGCAATAATTTCTGGTGCGGTAGAAGGGGCGCTGCTAACAGCTCCATATTGATTATTCAAACTATCCTTCATATCATGTAAGTGATCTGGAATGTTTGAGCTTGATAATGTTTTCTGATTATTACCGCCTGAAACACCTAATATTGTTGCGCTCGATACTCTGCCAGCTACACCACCACCGCCATCTTTTGAACCAATTGCTTCCAGCGTTAGTCCTGTGGCACCAGTAGGATAGCCAACAGTTTGACTTTGACAACTTACAACTATAGTTGTGTTAGTAGTTCCAACTGTAACTGCTGTAATCGTAACCGGAGACAAATTATTTTGAAGCGGTGTACCGCTTAATGTTCTACCCAATGCCCTTGTCCATGGTCCGTTTATAGTAGCTGAATTTAAAACTGTAAATGTTGCATCGATGGCACCTAATGTTGTTATAGCAGTCATAGAACCTAGTGTGGCCGATACTTGTATATTGATAGTGTTACCGTTATCCATGTCATCTTTGCCTAGCGCAAAACGTCCACGTAAGTCTGGAATTCTAAATGTTTGATAACCTTCCAAGCCAGTTGGATTTGATATAGCATTATATGTGCCAGAACCGTACTTGGTGCCTAATACTGTGAACAGTTCGGAATATTGACCCTGACTTTGTTCACTGCCGTCACATAATAAGTATCCTGCCGGAGCAGTATCGCCAGCAAAAGGCATTATACTGCCAGTAGGCACTGTGCCTGCTGTGGAAAACAATACAGCTTTGCTAATTTTTCTTAAAGCAGGCGATGCTGTAGATCTATAAACTAAAAAGAAATCACTATCTACTATGTTTGATAATTCTATTTTTCCAGAAATAACTTCGTCATCTAGTACTGTATTAAATGTGCCGCCAGGATTTACTGTTAGTGAACCAACTATACCAACTGGCATAGAAGTTGTAGCAATAGAACCAGTAGCAATTATATTAGTAATTGCTCCAGCTACTGGAGTTGTGCCACCAGTAGCTGTAAAAGCTACAGACGAGCCCGTAATTGAACCGCTAACCGTATATACTCCGCTAGATCCGAGGCTACCTGAACCATTAGTTGCTGTTACAGTTGATCCTATTACCAAGCCAGTAGTCGAACTCATACCAGTGATAGTGCCTGTCCAAGGTCCACTTCCAGCAATACTGCCCACAGTACCTGTTGTACTAATTAACACAGTGTTAGAACTGGTATATGTAAATGTGTTAAGACCCGTGACAGTGATTACCGAACCGGCTGTTATAAAAGAAGTTAAAATTGCTCCGGGACTTACAGTATTATATTCTAAGCTAACAATATAACTAGAAATATATTCGTGCGGAACAATGGTAGTAACAGTGACTACCCCAAGAACATTTTTAGAAACTGTAGATACATATCTAATAGGAACTGCTGATGCTCCGTTGAAAGCAATGACATTGCTAGTGATATCGCCTCTTAAAGAGAATGCCGAAGTCTTTGCTAGAGATACTGCTGATCCCGACACATTACCCGACACATTACCAGTTACATCTCCGACAAATGTAGTTCCATAAAAATTCTGAGCATAAACATTTCTAAAATTATTTCCAGAAGTACCAATGTCGTGTTTTGGAACTAACGGCGTTGTGTTACTAGTTACTATGGCCGCACCTGTGGCTGCAGAATTTCCAACTGTAACTTGTCCAACTACATTAGCTGCACCGCCAACATATAAGGCGCCAGCCACGCCTGCGCCGCCGCCAACCACTAAAGAGCCAGTGGTTGTACTTGTAGAACTAGTAGTTGCTGTAGTTTTTATGCTGCCGCTGGCTAATAAATTACCAGATACGTCCAATGCTTCAGTGGGTGTCTTATTCACCCCTACACGTTGATTTCCAGTTACAACTAACACTTCGTTGGCAACGCCGCCAGAAGTAGTTGTTTTAAAAATTAAAGACTGTCCTGGAGTTTTATGATATAACAGGGCACCGGTTGGAGATATAGACAGCGATGTTTCTAATGAGCTGCCTAAAACTAGGCCGCCACCATTCCTAATGTTTAATGTATAATTGGTTGTACTTACAGTATCGCTGCGTAAGAAATTCGTGGACGGAACTATACTAGTACCTACAACTAACGAATTTGCTTTTTCGCTGGTTCCCCAGAATTTATTTAAAACTCTTCCGTCGAGATCAAAGTCGGCTGTAGATAAATTAACGCCTTGACGTATTACTTCAAAACCGTCAATTGCTAATTTTGGAATAAATTCATCTTTACTAACAATAATAACTGGAAATCCACTAACGTATAAAATTAAGACAGTTTTATTAGTATTAGTATTTCTGTCTACTAATGTTTCTGCTTTTATTCCAGACTCACTGCCTTCACTAAACTGAGGGCCTACTAAAATCCAAGTAGTTCCAGCAAACAAATATAATTGCTGATTTGTAGTGTCAACCCATAAATCGCCTATGATACTATTTTCTGCAGAAGGTTGTGTTGAACCTTTTTTAATGTTTCCAGCTTCGGTCCATTTTGTACCATCGTAGAGTTTTAACTGCGGACGAAAAGCTGACGTGTCGTACCATAATTGTCCAGTGATTGGAGAACCTTCTCCAAAAACTGAGCCAGGAGCAGTGTTCCTAGCAAAATTTTCTAGTAAACGTAAAAAATTAGTACCGATGGCAGATGCATAACTTGTAGAATTCTTTCCAGGAAATGTCAAACTGGTGCTAGTGTCAACACTGCCGATGCCGTCTGGCACTGATATTGGATTTTGAGGATTACCAGAATCACTATAATAAATGTTGTAAGTCATCTTTACGCAACCTCACTTAATCCAGTTAGACTTTGAATTCTAACAGTGTAGTCGATTTGAATAAGCCTGTTTAATGACTTTTGTACTGGATGAAAAATAACATGGGTTAGCAATCGTGGATTATTAGTTGTACTATACGAAACTAAACCTAGTTCATCGAATACATAAGCACTATCGTTATTACTGGTATTATCAAATGCTTCTTGACCGCTAGGCTCACCATAATCTAGTAAACAGGTTACAAATACATCAGTATAATTTTTACCAGTTACATGACGTGTTTCAATTCTATTACGAGTCGGATCAAGATTAGAACTTAGTCTATCGTTTACCACTTTTGTATAAGTTTCATTGTACAGACTAGCATTAGTACCAGTCGAGTTAGGAGTAAGATAAGTGATGATACCTGTAGGATCTACGCTAGTACCGCCATTGCCAAATGCCATTGAACTAATGAATCCTTGGCCTTCGTTGGCTAAACTCTCGGCAAGGGCAACACTCATATTTTCATAATGAATAGCATTACGTTTGTTTACTGCCACTTCGCCTGTTTCAGGATACCAAATTTTGATATGGCCTTCAACTAGAATTCCAGATAGATCTTTACCTTGCATATTGTTCTCTTTATTATGAATTACATTCTGCCTACAACAACTTCAATAAGACCTTCATCTCCATCAAAATCTTCTAGCGCTTTACCAATAACAGTTCCCATAGAAGGGTTATTACTAGGACGGGCGAAGCCGCCGCCAGCACTAATAAGCATGTCACCTTTCTTGATATTGCCACGAACTTTACAAGGAACTCGGCCAGTTAACGCTAAAACTGCGGTGTGCTCTCCATTGCTTACGCTACACTCAAGGCCTGTGTTCATTATAAAACCTGGATCTGTAGAAACAACTCCAGCAACCCTGCGTGTTTCATCTTCAGCTATTGTAACTTCATGTATGCCGCCAAATTCTAAAACAGTGCCTGCTTCATAGCGAGAATCAGCTACGTATTTTTCTGCCAAGTCAGCAAACAATGAACTAGTGGCAGTTCCTTGGAAAAGCACAGCATTTAGATTTCCGTCAATGTCTCGGCAAGCGATAGATAAACTAGTACCTTGACTTGCTTCGTCTATCGTTGCGGTTCTGTAATTGGCGCCTACTTTTAAACTGTCAGCTTGTGCTGCGGCGCCTGTATTAGCAACACTGAGTACACCAGCATTGATGGCTAAACCGGTTCCTACTTTAACTCCACCCAACACAGTTGAGCTAGCAGTAGTCAATGTGTAAGCACTTGCAGAGCTGATAACGCCGCTACCGTTGATGGTAACAGTGGTTCCGTCTACTCGTACACCACCTAGCACGGTAGTTGAAGCGGTGGGCAAGCTGTAAGAAGCTGCTTCGTTTGTTATAAATTGTAGTTGCCCGCCGCCATTTGTACTCAATATTTGGCCTGCGGTGCCGTCAGCTGCCGGAAGTGTAAATGTTGTAGGTACGGCAACTGATGCGGCGGCTAGCTCTGTGTATCCAGATGATGCCCCCAAAAGTTTTAAATTTGCCATGTTGAAATACTCCTAATGATAATGTATTTATTTAAAATATAATCCACGTAGATAATGGTGCAACTTCTACGGTAACGTTACGATCAACAACAACAGGCCCTATACTTGAAGCAATTTTATTGTTGGATATGCTATAATTAGCTATAATTGTGGTGTCTTGTTCTTGAATTGGAGATGCTGGAGGGATTACAGGAATAGTAGCTGAAACAGCGCCTGGGGTGTAAATTGTCCAAGTTGCGTTTCTTTCAACTGTAAATGTAACTGTTCTATCTAGAGTAATTGTACCTATACTATAAACTACTTTATTGTCAGCAGTAGTGTAATTGTTAGTTACTGTTTGATCACTTTCAGTAAGAAAAGGGTCAGCCTGTGTGGACAACACAGAGTTATCCATGATTAATCCTGAACCTACCCGAATTCCACCTAAAACTACTTGTGTTGCGCTGGGTAACTCATATTGAGAAAACGCAATTGACAATACTCCTGAATTCATAACTAGCCCAGTGCCAACTTTAACTGTACCTGAAACTAACGTACTAGCACTTGGAATAGTAGTAGCACTAACAGTAAGAACGCCTGCTGTATCTATTGCCAACCCTGCTCCTATAATTACACCGCCTAAATTAGATGTAGTTGCTTTTGGAAGCGTATAATCGCTGTAGTTAGATACAGATAGTATACCATCAGTGTTTATGCTTAGACCAGAGCCAACTTTTATACTGCCTGCCTGTGTGCTGCTAGCCTGTTTAAAAATATTAGATTTTAAATCTAACACCGTTATTTTTTTACTGGAAGTAGCATCAGTAACAACTATTACAGAGTCGTCTGCTGGCACTGATATAGGGTTTAAGTCGTTAATTGTAGCCATATTTTAGTATTCCAAAGGTTCGCCGTCACCAGCTGAGAGTGGGTTTCCGTCACCGCCCAAGACTCTATCTTCATATTTATCTAGGTATGTTTCTACCCAGTTTGTGCCAGTTTCTTTAAGGAAGTTAGCAATAGGATTGTTAGATTTTGCCAATCGTTGACCTATATCATTCCATAATCTACCCTGACGTTTTACCACAGTTATCTTAACTCCCGGAACAAATAGCCCTTTGACTGTAAGATCTGTCACATTTAATTGTAATTGGACAGTGCCGTTAATTTCGAACTCAGCATTAAACACCACATCACCTTCTGTGCTATATGGATAATTTAAATTAGAGTAAACACTATATTGGTGTTTTTTCAATCTATACCCTGCTATAAACACTTCCATATCATTTATGCTAGGAATATAAGGTAATGTTACTATGCCAAGGTCGCCTATAGAAACAGTATGAGTTACAACGATGCTTTCATCTTTATACGGAATAGTTTCGCTTGCGCCAAGGCCTTGAACTAAACTGTCTGCGCTGTGGTAATTAGGCATACCAGTACCCAACGTTCCCCTGTGTAACTGACTTAGCACATTTCCAATTTTTACAAAGTACTCGATGCGTTCTCCGTTAATTTCTATAATACCAGGCACGTTTCTGCTAGGCATCGGATTGTCTAATGTACTAGCATCATCCACATGAATTTCTTTATCAAACTGGAACAAATCCCTAGCAAGTAGTGTAGATTTTGATTTGTTCAGACGCTTATAGTGTACACGATTTAAGATATCTTTGAATTGCATATAAGCAAAACTTTCATGGACTACTACATTTGTAAAGGCCATTACCTGTAACACATCAGAACTAAACAATGAGTCTGCTAACTTAACAGTAATAAAATCATCTTGAAGATAATAATCAATGCCATGCATTAACAGCTCTCCGTTTTTAATTACCCATACAAAATCACCGGACACTGCTGTGTTACGTAATTTAAAGTTGCCGCCCAATTTGCTAACAAGTTCGTAATATTCTGTAGTTCCGTTTGTTAAAGAAGCAGCAGGGATTAACTCGTCAATAGTTCTTTCAACTTTTAAAATATTGTGGTTATAAAAACTTATGATTTCAAAAGGTGTATTAGAAGGATATGAATTATTAAATGTTATAGAATTATCAGAATTTATAATATAGTCTGCGTTAGAGTCTACCAACACTGTTAATGCGGATCCGTCAGTGTAAGCATCGGGTTTTAATTTAACAGTTATGTTTGGCTGGTCTTGAATAATTTCAAAATTAGCAGATAACGCTGCGCCAATGCCCGAGCCACCCGATAGGTTAATTGGGTTAGTAGGCGGCACATCATATGATCCTGCGTCAACAATTTCTAATAGTTGAATCTTGCCCGACCCATTTACAAATACCACTTCGAATTTTGCCAAGCTGCCAGTAGGTGAAACTGTGCCGCCAACAGCATCCAATACATCACCTACAACATAGCCTGTGCCGCCGGTGATTGTTAAAGATGTTGAGTCAATGCCATACACAATTCCAGTATAGTCAAAATCCAATATATATTCTGTGCCATATGCCAGTAATGTATTATCTTTATAGACTTTAACGTTACCAGGATTTATAGTTACTCCTAGATACTTGTAATCTCTTAAAGAGTATTCAAGCATAGAATTTTCAATAATAAAATAATTAGCACTTGCAGGTTTTAATATTGTTTGATTAGTTTTAACCAACACATTCTGATCCAGTGGAGAATTTAAGCCTATGATATTTCCCAGAGGATATGTATCAACACTTGTGTAAGTTAAATTTTCTAATTTTACAACACTAGACGTTTGGTCTGCAACTGATGTATCAATAATGTAATTAATTAGTGCGCCTGCTGGAGGTACTGCTTCAAATCTAATCCCTGCTCGACTCCTCCATGTTTGACCTACTACATCAGTGTACTGATCGTCTGTGCTGAATAGTTCATAGGCAACGACTGCGCCATTAACAAGAACTGTTGATGCTATTGTAGGCAACCAATTGGCTTTTGTCAAATACTCAGTGGTAACACCATCAGAAATAAAATAATCTAAATCTAATATGTTGGCAGAGTTGAAACTGATACTTAAAATATCAATCGCAACACCCTGACTCGGAGCAGTGTTAAAAACAATATTGTTGTTTTGATAATCAATAGTGTAATCCACGCTTAAAGTTTTAATTAGATTATCAACTTTTACTATTACCGAACTATCGTTAGGAAAATATTGACCTATTTTAAAATCTGTAGTAGATGCGTTGCCACGATGATGATTAAACATTATGTTCGGACAGCCGCCGCTTGGTCTGTGATAGACTTTGATTGCCACAGTGTCCATAACTTGCCCAGGAACAACTTCTTCAGGAGCGTAACTAGTATTTGCGCTTACTAAGTCGTCCCCGTCTAGAATTATGTCGTCTGCTGCCAATCCCGTAGCACTGGTATAGGCTAAATTGCCGCCACTTAATTTTGTATCATATTCGTCTGGACGTGCTCCGTAACTACCATCGCTAGTATCCTTACGGAATATCAATCTATCATCTACAGATAACGCTACTGTAATTGGCAAATTGATAATATCAATTTCACCATCTCCTGTAAAGGATAGCATTAATGCGTCATTGTTTGTTTGTAAAATTGTAGCATAGTTAGGATCATCTATTCTAATAGAAGGTTCATAGCTTGTGCCAGTATATCGACTAATATAGATATTGATCTGTTGATTTTCCTCTGGAACATATGGCATACGATAAGAATATGTTATCGAACTAACAGTTACAATATAATCTTCAAATTCAGGATCAATAGTATCCCACGGTTCACTAAACCACGGCAGTGCATCCCAGCCGGCATTAACGCCAAACCCGAGGCCAGTGATTTCTACACCACCGTAGTCAATGCCAGTCATTAGCTGTGCTAGATCTTTACCCAGCTGTCCCGTTTGTGGATCATAGTAAAAATTAATCCTATCAGGAGCATTTAAGTGTACAAAATCTTTTTTGTACTCAATACGAATGTTAACTGGTGTTGCGCTGTTGGCAGGAGGTGCGTTTTTAAAAGTAATTTGTCCACTGTAACTAGTATAACCTTTAGTTACAGATTTGACAACTTCTAATGTATAATCATCCCTGAGTACTTCAGCATTATCAATAGTTACATAACTTTCACCTACCTTTATATCAGGTGCCCATTTTAACAAATATTGAGTTCGTGAACCTGTACCAGAGAACGTTTCAACTGATATAAGTTCTGTAATTTCATAAACTTTGCTAGTTCTATCAAATTTAATTTTAACATAGTTACTTCTAACCACACCCTGGCCTATAATTGCCACTGCGGTGGCAGCAGATCCGGTAGTTGCTAGACCTCCTATGATTTCAATTCTAGGAGCTCGTATCCAGCGTGTGCCGCTGCTTACTAATTCTATTCTATTCACTCGTCCGTTTGATATGTAGGCTTTTGCTTCTGCTGCCACACTATTGGATAATTTATAAACTATACCTTGATATTCTTCGTAAATTTTTACTATCGGCTTGGTAATATATCCGGAGCCGCCATCTACTATTTCTATAGAAGTAATTTCAAAGCCCACGGTATCGTGCCAATGGCGCCATGGATATGTTAATATTTCACTAAAATCTGTAACAATTTCAGCGTTATCATTTACTTGAACCAACAAAGGCGCAACACTTCTGTTATCGTTAACCACAGGTAGTAAATCAAAATCAGATACTGAACTTTGAGAATAATCTAGTGAAGTGTAGTTACTAACGTACTCACGTACTTTAGTTCTATAGGGTTTAACTTCTTTAATGTATTCTTCAAAAAATTCTAAATTGTCACTGTTGTAAGTGACTTTTTGTTTTAGCTCACCTACATTATGTTGACTCTTGACAAAGCTAGTTTTAAACGCCCAGTCGATAAACGTCTGTTCGCTTAGTGCATATCGAACACAGGCAAAAAATACTTTTAAGTAGGATGTGCGATATTCATCGATTAGGATTTTGTCTCGTATTGTTTCAAGAATTATTCGCAATTCTGTCGTAGGACTGTTATCAAAAATATCAGCATCAAACAACGGACCATCGAATCCCAGTGTACTAGCTTTGAATTGATACAGTGATTCTAAGAATTTTATTGTACCATTCTGTCTGCCAATAACTGTGAAATTTTGTGTGTAATCTATTGTTTGTGTATCAGCAACTTTTAGTAGTAGCAGCCAGCCGCCGCGGCCCACGTTCCTAACTTTGGCAATGCTGCCAACATCCATATAGGTAGTTGTTAATTCGTAAGTGTTCTCTACAAGATAGTCTATCTTTACAAATTGATTGTATTCATCGGCGTACCAATCTAAATACTGCCAATATTTTCTAACATCATAGCTTTGACTTTTTATTCTAGACCATTGTTCGATGCGAGCACTCCATGAATAGATGCTCCATAAATCTAACGACTCGCTGTCGCTTCTAACGAGTACCGATACATCTCGAACAATAATGGCGGTGTTCGCTGTATATCCCTCACCGCTATTTTCTATTTCATAGTCAACAATTTTGCCTTGAGCATCTATTATAGATTTAATTTTAGCGTTTATACCGCTACCTGTAATTTTTACATTAGGACCATACCATCTATCAGGATCTAGTGTATTAGTCTTAGGGTATTCTCTAAGTGTGCCATATCCGTATCCTGATGAAACGATTGTGATACCCGTAATTCTACCATTGATAATTATAGGTTTTAACACTGCTGTTTGAAGTAGTGTAGTAGGAATAAATCGTAATTCTGAATCTGTGTCTATAGCAATATCCCACAATCCCGACACTGCGCTTGGTATAGGTTCGTAAGTATCTAATTCGGCAAGGTCATAATCATCGGCAATAAGTTCATTTTTAATAGAAGCATTTACACTTTCAACAAAAACTTTAAGAGCCTCGACTCTGTTCATAAACATACTTTGTCTAGGTTTAAATTCAATACCGTGTCGGTTCTTTAACGGCAAGCTAGTATCAGGTATAACTCTGTCATTGGAGTCCTTGCCAATTAAACTGTCAAACCACTTTTCTTCAATAGCTGTAGGTATAATAGTGTTTCTATTAGTACTCAATAATTTCCACTGACTATGATAGTTGCTAGTTTTGTTATCGCTTAACCAATACTGTACACTTAACGCAACATTATTAGATTGTAAATATTTTTCGCAATTCACTAATGCGAAACTATTTGTGCCTGTGAAAGCAATAAAGCTATATCCATATCCAGCAGGATCAGCAATTAACTGTGCTACATCATAACTATTCAACGTTCTGCCTGAAACGTTAGGAGCATCTTTTTTTCCTTTTACCCAATAAAAATAAGTTTCTTTAAAAGTTTTACTAACAGAGTCGTAACGTTTTTTAACACTATAAACTTCGTCGCTGTATTTTGGTGTGCCGCTGATACCTCTGGCTATTCCGGCATCAGTGCTTGATTGCTTAATCCAAGCTGAAGGCAATAACGAAGTTTCTACCCATTCGTAAACGTCTATACTTGCTGTTTCGTACAGTGTATTCCAGCTACTTGTTCTGTAAATTACATCGCCGCTTTGAGTATCTAAGAATTTAGCTCGTGTTAGATCCCACCATAGTTGACCAACTTGTACCGTAGTCCAATTCATACCGTCATCAACATTAACTGACGATGTTCCAACAGAATAGATAGCAGGATCGTAGAAAGTTTTATATCTGATTTCTTGATCTGCTACTCCTGGGATCTTACCTTGTAAAGGATCAATGACGTCTAAATATTTTACTAGCTCGTTAGTTACTGTATTATAGAGATAAACTTTTTTAATTTTTCCTATGTCTACGCTATCAACTTGCGTGTGAATAGGCATCCAGCTAAATTTTTCTCCGGGCTTGATATAAGAATAAACGTTTCCTGAATTTGTAAAACCTTGACTAGTTTCTTTAATAGCACTTACCAAGACAGTATTATTGCCCACAGCAATTTCTTCACCGTAACCAGAATTAATAACACTGATATTATCTAGACTCTCGCCGTAGACAAATTTAGTGTTGTACATATCAAAAATATCAATACGGCCTACATCCACTGCTACATCGATTAGTTGTAAATTACTGTTATCGAATGTAGTAGATAATTCATCAAACACCGTGATATTTTCTATGTTACCATTTTTAGAAAACACTACTAGTGTTTTATTATTCATAAATTCAATGTCGGTACCATAACGTTCGTTAACTTCGTTACGGGGACTATCAATAACTTGATAAGGCGTGCCCGTAGTATATGTAGAATCTGATTGCTTATAGATTAAGATTTGCCCTACATCTTTCTTGTTGCTGACATTCATTAATGTGCTACCAACCGCAATATAGTCACCGTCTGTTGTTATCGATACGCTTTCGCCAAATCTTTCAGCGTTGTCAACTATGTTACCTACTAATGTCTTAACCAAGGAATAGTTAGATCCAGTATAAGAATATACAAATACTTTACCAGATTCGGTATCTGCTGATGGAGCAGACGCTACGATTGTTAAATTAGTGTCAATTGCTAAATCGTATCCAAAGTAGTCACCCGAAATCGTACTAGTTGACAATGTTACAAATTGATTCCATACTGTAATACTGTCAAATTTATAAGTGTAAACTCTACCCTGATTGCTGTTATAACCTTCTGCTGTTATTGCCAAGATATAAACATCGCCTAGGCCCGAACCAGTGTAAGTAAAGTTTTCTATAGATCCAGTGACAGAATCTACTGTATTGATAATGATGGTTAAATCGTTGTCAACATTTGTGCCGCCCAATTGAGATCCTGGAATGACAATAGTTTCGCCGGCTTTATATCGCAAGCCTCTGTCGGAAACTAGTAATACATAAGAAGATCCGATACGTGTAACTGTCCATACTGCTCCGTTACCGTTTTCAGTGTATGTGCCTGTTAGTGCGCTATACAAAACAGTAGGGTTAGGTTTTCTTCCAAAAGCAAGATTTATACCAAATTTTTCGCCAGCTGAAGGTACAGGACTAACAATAGTATTTGATAAATCAAATTGTCCGTCGGTGCCTTGTTCGTATAAGAATACACACCCTTGATTTGTAAATCCAATATCTGCCAATGGTGCTGAAATTGCCAACCAGCGACCGTCTTTACTAAATTTGATTAGAGAACCAAACTCGCCAGGCGACAATACAGCGGTAGTCAAAATGCGTTGTTTACTTAACCATACATTATCCGAAGAACTTTTTTCATAAATTGTAACGCCGTCGATATCTGTTACAGCAGCCACGTTTCCGTCGTCAGTAATTGCTGTTGCTAAACCAAAGTTTAAATTTGTCCTAACGTCGATATTTAAAATTGTACCTTGACTATAAACAGGAGCGTATTGATACGTTGACCATTTACTGTGTCCGTTGTTGTCTGCCCAAATTAATTCGTTAGGTTTAATATAACGTGGAATAATAGAATTCGCGTTATCGATGTTTTCAACTCGATGTAAATTAAATTGATAACTTAACACTGTATCTTGGTCAGTCCAAGTTTGCCAACCTTGTACTTCTTTAGATACAGTAAATGTATTAAGAGAAACTGAAGCAACTATGTGGAATCCTTGAACAGAGACACTATTCTCTATCCCTACTACATCTCCAACAGTTAACGTTATTACTTTATCACAAACAATAGTTATTACTTTGTTCGAGTATGTAATATTGTTAATCTTAAAAGGTGTTTTACTAAATCTATAAACATTCCAGTCTCGATTTTCAAACGCACACCATACATAATCACCTTCTTTAAAAGACGAAATGTCAACAGTGATTAAATCTTGTAAATTATCTATGCTAAGTTTTACATCTTCCGAGCGTATATATCCCGGAGTTCTTAAATATGTGCCGGTAGTTTTAACTGGCCAAATATCATTAGTGTAGTTATATGGCTTAACATAAACATCAACAGGGCGTTGTCTATAGACAAAATCTGTTAGCAACGGATCGATAGAATTTACTAACTCAATCGGTTGAGGATTAGTTTTAAATTCTCTTTCGTCTAATTTAAATTCAACTTCGTCAAATGTATCCACTGCGCCATATTCTCCAACACGGAATGCCCACTCTTCGTCGAATGTTAAACTTTCCATGCCATCGGCACTTAGCACATCAAACAGTTTGTTTAAAACATTCTGTGTGCCTTTTTCAATAATCATGCCTTGATAAAACTTGTACTGGCTTACATCATTTTGAATAATGTTTTCAAGGTACTGACGTTTCTGATATCCAATTAAGTGTTGAGCAATTTTTTGCTGTCCGCTATCTAAATTGTCAGTATCTAAATCATAAAAGTCAGCAAAAGTCTCAGCTTTATAATCCCAGTTAGGTAATAGTTCTGCTTTGGGTTTTTCTGTTAATAATACCCAGCTATCATCATTAAATGTTTCTGTTCCTACTAAGAAACTTTTAGCACTATAATAAAACTCTTTGTGTTTAGCAATGTCGCCTAACGCAAAATCAGTCCAAGGTGTCCACGCATTAACAATAGCTCTGTCGTAGATAAAACCTGGAATTTCAAAACTGCCATTCCAGTTGCTAGTAACGTAACCTAGTACCTTAACTCTTTCTTGTCTGTATCCTGCTTCAGGATCATACACTGTGTCATTGAATAACGTTGTATTATCTAATACTACAATATGTTCTTTTTGTACAAGAAATAAAGTAGCTCCAAATATTCCGTGATTTGTATCTTGCGGCTGTAACGTAAATTCGCCGTCTTTTCTATAAGTTGTTATAAACTCAGGATCTAATTTTTGACCATCAACTCTAAAAATACTATATCCGTAAAATGGATCTGTAAGGTCATCTACGGCAGCAATATTAGATTTAAAAATTAATCGGTTAGCGGCTGGGCTTAAACTTATAACTGCACCTGCGGCCCAATTTTGAGTTGACCAGAATAGAAATTCTTTTACACTAGTTTCCCAATTGGTAATAACGGCAAGCTCGTTGTTGAAGTCGTCGAAAACAAAACCTTGTTGTTCTAGATAGGCTCCATAGCCTTGTAAAAAATCAACCATAGCTTGTATAGTTGTTATCTTAGTACCGTATGCCACAGTTTGCGGCTCATCGTAATCCCAAGTTTTTCTTAAAATAGCGTCTCTGCCGCCTACAACCGGCAACTCAGCTAGTCTAGCATAGTATTGACTGTCGAATGTTTCAACACTTGTATGATTAGTTTTTACTCTGTAATACTGATTGTTATTTTTAACAATCTTACCAGCAGCATAAATTTGGCCAGAATTCCAAGTAATGTAACCTTCACTAATGCCTCCAACATTTATTACCCTGTCATCTTGTCTAGATGGATAATAAGTGAAATACGGATTGTCAAAATTATAACCTTTTACTTCAAATCCGTCAGCAAATTTTGTTATTATTACTCCGCTATAAACAACTTTTGTTATGGCACTAGAAATATTTAAATCTACATAATAATTTTCTTCTGGCACAAACACACCGCCTGTACTGCTAGGAGTTTTACTGTCTAATAAAATTTTATATTTGGGCTGGCTGGTAAACGATCCTATACGTGTTGTTATTTTATTTGTTAGAGATGTTAAATCTAACTGGTATTCGTCTAGTCGTAAGACATTATCGCCTGATAGGTAATCTACTAGATAATTGATTAGGCCGCAAGTATAAGCTCTGGTATCTACATTTCTGTTGCTAGTTGATGGAATAACAATATCTTCTAATCGTAGACGTAAACCAGTTTCAGAATATACTAATTGGTTATTTAAATTTTTTACAATTCTACTTCTATCTAAACATCGACCTAACACACTGTTAGGCTGCATTAGCAGACATGTTTCAATAAGAGCAAACGCATAATAGCTACTGCGTCTCCATGCTGATTCAACTGTGGCTTGATCTCCAAATTCAAAATAGCCGCTGTCGCCTGATCGTATAGTACCAGATACCATTCCCGAATCTTTAGGGCTTATTAATACGCCCTGGTCGTTGACTGGTAATCCATAAGCTAGCGAGGACTTAGCAAATTTAACATCCCGTCTAACAGGCACGCCAGGTTGTCGAATAATACCCTCCTTAATGTCGTCCCATAGAATTAAGTTATCACTTGTATATGGCGCTGGACCATATACATCTTGCCACCAAGATGGTTCAATACTAAATCCTAAACATTCCCATGGATGACTATGCGGGCGAATTGTATCTAGTAACCAGGTATAAATTCCGCGCCATGCTGCGGGAACATCCTGATTGTCAGGTGTGAAGTTGCCTCGATAGTTATAGGTAAAACTATCAGTTTGATCGTACCCAATATGTTTTGTATAATCTTCTTGAATGTTAGTTGTCCACTGGAAGAAATACTTAGATAGTATTCTATTAAATTCTTTAAATGAATACAGAGTTGTTCTGCTGTAGCCTGGAATATAATCGTGAATATTAAAAATGTCTGAATTATACTCGCATTTTATGTTATTAAAAATTCTAGTTTCTAATTCTAAAATTAAGTCATCTCTGTAATCGTCAAAGGCAATAGTGATGCTACCATCGTGTCCTTGTATTACTCGAGTAGGTTCAGCGTAAGTATCGTCTAGATAAATCTTAGGTTCAAATTTAGGATATAACCCTAGCTTAGTAGGAGTGGCAGGGCAAAAACATCCGTCAGTAGTTTCATACTCGTATGCTTCAATAAGGTCGTCTTGTACGATGTCAATTAACAGTTCGAAAAATACGTCATCGCCAAATACGTAATCTCGGCCGTGTACAAGTTGGTCTCCGTTTAGATAAATGTTGACACTTTTATTAGATAGTGTTGATAATCCAAACTTGCTAGTTAACGGATATGTTTTTATTCTTGAATCTAAAACAGTATATTCTATTCTATTCGAAGCTGTGTAACCAAACATATCTGACAGGTAATATGGGCTTGTTTTTGGTCTGTCCTTGTTTATCATCTGTAAAACAAAATCGACATGTCGGCGTGGATCTGTATCTATTCCGCTTTCGGTTGCAGCAACTATGAATGCTCGTTTAAATTTGCCGTAGTCATTCCTTGCCATGTCTATGGCTTTTACTACGTTAGAACTTTTAGATCCAATATGATATAAACTAAGATTCATCGGTCCGCTATGCTGTACAAAGCGGACGCCGTAAGGACTCAAATTGCCGATATCTCTAAGATTACCGTAACCTGGATAAGTGCCAGTAAATGTTGTAATATTGTCAACAATAGATCCTACATGATCTATTACTTGACCTAGAGTAAACTGTTCTACATTGTGATTTAACGGATTGTTCTGTAAACTAATTGGAAGTTCATAATAACCATTAGAATTTTTTGCTTGTTTAGCAAAGCAACGTAGTGTTACAACATCTGTAGTTGTCACTGCTGTAGTCAACTCTACTTGTTTCCTAACTACACTAGTAGTGACAGTGTATTGATCTTTTGCTAATCGATTTCCATTAATATAAACTCGAACTTCTAAATCTGTTAGATCGTTTTTATTATCAAAAACATCAATCGGAAAAGGGATAGTTGTTCCGTTATATATATGATCCTTAAACACTCTGACCACAGGCTGTGAATCTTCAATTAAACTTGTAGTCCATCCGTTTTCGTAAGCTGCCCTGTTGATATCTTTTGATATTTTTAAATAGCCGGTTGCAGTATCTTTGTATAGTACATTGGTTATTTCTTTATAGGCAAATTTGTCTGTTAATAGATTAAATTCAAAAACAATATCACCGATATTATTAATATTCTGATATGTTAACGGAAAGTTCAACTCACTATCAACTGTACCTGTTCCTACTTTATAACTAAAAATCTTGTTACCTTCAAAAGTAGAGCCGTCATAAACTGAGGTGTCAGTGAAACTAATTTGATTTTTATCAAATAAATCAAACAACGGAGCTTGGTTTACCTTTGTTTTTATTTGAGCTAGTTTCCAAGTAGTGCCTGTAAACCAATAGGTCTGACCTTGATTGCCATTGATACTAGATGTGAGTGTTTCTTGAGTACCATAATTTATTGTTACAGATTCGTATAGTATGGCAACAGCGTCCGATTCTTCTGTTAATGTTATTTGCCTACGACTTCCTGAAAAGACTTCAAATTTATAAACAGCATCGACTGCTGAAAATATGTCTACCTGTTTTGTTAACGCAGTATTTGTGTGTAATTCAATGGTGAATGAATCTATAACTTTCACATAATAAACTTGTCTGTTTGTTAATCCTGGTAATGTATCAAAGCCATTGTTTAAGTAAGTGACACGGTTACTAGACGACAAGCCGTGTTCGCTAGCAAAGGTAAAAGTATTATTAGTAATATTAACCGATGTAGTTCCGTTAAAAGATAATTGTCGACTAGGGACAACTACATCGATAAAGTTTACTCGGTATATTTTGTTTCTAACAAGTATATCTGTATCTTTTGTGAAAATCACTCGCATAGCGTCAGCAAGATCAATTCCATCTACATTATAACCTAAACTACCTTCGATGGTACTAAAAACATCCTTTGTAAAATTATCAATTACATCAATATTTTGTTTAGAGCTAAGACCATGATTGTGTAATTTAATGCCTGCATTAAATTCAATAATAGGACGAATTGCCCTTTGTGTTTGATCCAAACCTGATTGAACATTATTGGCAGCAGCACTAGCAATAATAACATCTTGATGGAACCATCTATTATATCTACTCCAGGGGTTTTTGTCAGAGCTCGATCTATTGATTGTTATATAATCTTTAGTGCTAGGTAATGTACTAGCGTCGCCAAATGGCAACTGATCGAATGGATTGTCATCAAAAAGGATACTAGTTTCTTCATTAAATGATGTTCTAACTTCTAGATCTTTATCCCTAACTAATCGTATGGCTGTTCCAACGCCTTCTACATACCAAAAATCGTTGGCATATTCTTCTGGAGTCACTTGTCCTCCAAAACTTAATTTCATTCCGTTACTGATTCGCAAACCTTCTGCGGTACCGTTAGGAATAACGTATTCCTTTTTTCCAACAAAATCAGTTGTTAGATTAATTGCAGTATTTTCAGTAATGTCCAATACGTGAAATACGCCGCCGGTATCAACTGCGTTTTCACTTACATAAAATAATACATCAGGTGCATCCACTGGAACGGTAAAGGTAATTTTACCGTTTTCAACAGCATAGGCATCGACTCCTTTTGTATATCTATAAAGGTCGCCTGCAGTGCGCTGAGTTTTAATACTAAACGGATGTCCAACAACGTTAATATCAAAAATATAAGTTTGACCTCTAAATAGTCGTATCTTAGGATTTCTAATCAACCCCTCTAACGGGCCTTCGGGATTAAACAAATACGCAACATTATCAGTCTCGTCAACTCCGGTAACAGAGTACGTACTGATAATTTCTAATTCATTACCCAACACTTCAATAGGACGAGGACCAAAAGGAAGCCAGTAATACTGTTGGTAATTTACAAATTTGTCCCAGCAGATATTTGGATTCCAGCTATAAAATTCTTCACGATTCAATCTACTATGATTGTCAACGACACCATCAAACACACTGATATGGTTAATATGATCAATGTAATCTTTAAAAAATGTAGTATTTCCAAGATAGTCTTGAATGACTGCAGCAGGTTCTAGTTGATAATTTTGTCTAGTTTGATCAGCAGCTTCGAGAAATGTATCTGAACTAACAACAGCCTTGGCAGTTTGTCTTCCAACGTAACCGTTAAGTTTTTTAACTGTTCCAGGTTGAATTAGCTGATCTACTGTTGCTTGTAAAAACTTCTTGTTACCGGGTGTTCTATAAAACCTCGGTAATAAGTCAGCGCTCGAACGCTTTTCTACATTTGAAATAGGTACCTTTGGCTCGTTTTGATCGTTGCTATAGGCCATCAGTTACTCCCTAAACTTGTTATTGTTTGCTGACTCACTGCTGTTTGATTCGCTTGAATTACGGCACTCTTGATGTTGCTTGCGGTTATTGTAGAAATAATTTCTATGTCATCTATGCCGGCGCCGTTGATAAAAATTTGATCTTTTTCGCTACGGATTTCGTACAACCCGCCAAAACTTAAAGTACTTTGTTTAGGCACTATAACAAAATTTACAATATAAGGAGCCACTTTATTCATGACGTAAGTTGATAATTCACTAAAATAGAAATTATCTCCAAATTCCCAATTTTCTAAAGCAAAGAATTCTAATATTGCCACTAGCACTCTAGTTTTAATATCATTATCACTGATTACTATTTCAGAATTTTTTACAACTTTAAATGTTGCCTGTAAATCTGTGGTAGCTTTAGATCCAAAAAGAACCTTGTACTTTGAAGGGTGATATACAATTTCATCGCTGATAGATTTAATTTTATTAAGTTCAGGACTTAATAAATTGTACAAGAAATCGCTGCTAGGAGGTAACGGTTCAGTAGTTCCTGCGCCAGACAACCATTGTCGATAAGCAATGTCATATTGCTTGGTTAGTACAAATACGTCAATAAGATTAGTTAATCCTGGATCAATTCGTGACTCGTAATCAGCGTTATGTATATATTGAAATTTAATTTTGTCTCTACCCACAAACACTTTATAGTCAAGAGTGGGAATAAAATTAGAAGCAATTTTATCATATATTTTAACAGTGTCAATATCTACAATATAAAAATATTGGCCATCTTGGTATTGAGAAATTACTATATCATTTTGTGTGTTAACAACAACAACAATGTCACTATCATTAGAAATATAACGATAATCTTCTTGACCTTGTGCTACAACATATTTTTCTAATACAATATATGTGTTAGGTATTACTAATTGATCAAATAATGTAGGATCATCAACTACGCCATCATCGTCGCTGTCATTGAATGTGACTTGAATTTTTTTAGTATCAACATAACCATCTAGACCTCGAAACTCTTCAGTAATTTCCCAATCTCTATCATAGGTAAATGGAGTTGTGCCGCCTGGAGACAACGGGTTGGTATTAATATTTAAAACTTTGATTACATCTTTAACAACAGTATTATTACGAGTATCATAAATTTTATCGCTAGAATCAAAGAAGAATCTTACCTGTTGGGCACTTTCAAATATGTAACGTGTTAATCTACTAGTCACTGTATAGTATTCTGTATCTGTCGTGAATAGCACTAGCCAACTACTGTCCGTTTTAGAATTAGTGGCGTCGCCTTGCCTACCAAGGCTAAAGACTTCGCTAGTGTTAAGATTTGTCTCTGTAATAATTTTCCATAATCTTGTTTCAATATCATATCGAAGACCGAATTTTTTATTTCCAAACACCAAATCTACCATGGCAGTTATAGTACTGGATTCTATGCTGGTTCTCCAAGCAGGAATGATTTCAGATAATACTGCAGTATTTGGAACTATATCATTTAACACAATAGGTCCTGATTTATCAAACAACAGTCCAGTACCATTGGCTGTTCCATCTCCCGCTATTGATACTGCTTTTGTCCAAATGAATGTAGCAGAATTCAATACTGTGGCAGAGCCAGGCACCAACTCATTGTTTTTTGTTTTATCAAAGTAATAACCGGCGGGCGCTGTAAATTTTATCAAGGCACCCACTGTAAAAAATCGTAACAGGGTACCAGTATAAGAAGAAACTTTTTGCTTTGTACCCGATACAGTATCTTCAATGTAGCCAGTACTCTGATTAACATCCAATGTTCTATTGTACCATTTAACTTCTAATAAACTTACAGGAATTTTTTCAAAATTATCGTAGTAAAAATTTTTAAGATTAGATGATTTTAAAACGTCTGACAATTCATTATAAAGAATTGCCTCTATGTCTGTTCTAGTGGCGTACTTAAATCTAAAACTGTCAGAGAATTCTTGTTTATATATTAAACCGTCATCCGCAAACAAGTTAGTTTTGCTGTACTTGCCTGTTGGGTCTACTAGGTCAAAATATCGACTGATACCGCTTGAACTGCGGTTAACTGCTTTTACTTTTACAACTTGCTGATTAACACTTAGAGGACTAATATTGTAATCTTCTCCTGTAATCATTCTATTTTGTGTATAGTACGTGGCAGGAGCATTAGTCTTAATACTGTCGTTAGTTTCGGTTGGGCCACTATTAGACACGCTTGATTGTAAACTTAATGTCACACTCAATGTTTCAACTTGGCCAACTTGACTAATATAAGGAATATCTATGCTAACATTCTTAATATCTTTAGGATTAACAGTATAGTTTAGTCCGTTGCTGGTTCTGTAGTATGTTCTAAATGTGCCTTGTGGTAAATTACCAAACACACCGTCACTGAACACTAAACTAACTCTGTCACTGGCTCTAGTTACTACACCATATATGTTTCGGATGCTTTTGTTAAGACTATTATAGATAACATTATTGCCTTCGAAACTAGGGACTTGTGCCCAATACTCACTTTCCGTTCCGTTGTTATCTAGTCTATATAACCACACATCACTGTTGTTAATGTTAACTGCGTCTAGGTCAACTGATTCGTCTGTGGCTGGCTGGCTCAGTGTAAAGCTGCCTTGATTCAATGTACCTTGAGTAAATCTTAAAAAGAATCCTGTATTGCTACTGCCGTTGCCGCGGCCGCTGTCTCTGTACAAGAATGACAAACTGTTTCCTATGCTAGGAGGTTCTTCATATATTTCAGTTTTACCAGCAAACGTTGTACTTACAATTTCAAAATTCATACTGCGGCCATCTACTGGTTTGTTAAAAGAGTATACCGGTATAGAAGTGCTCACTGTTTGAAATCTATATTGTTCAGTGGGAATACCATAAATTTCTTGTTTTGCGTCTGGATTTCCATACTGTCTAGTTGCCGGCAAGGCCGCATTGATAACTTTAATAAACTGGTCGTACCAATTGGTGTTAGCTGGATCATTCCACGCAACAACCTGATTGGCTAGATTTCTGCCGTTGCTGTCATACACTGACTGAGTAGTACTTACAGTATTAAATTTCAACAAGCCCGATGCAGCAATATTACGTTTTGTTTTATAACTTAATAAACGTGCTAGACGCAACACACTTTCGCGTCGTTCTGCTAGCTCTAGGAAGTTTTCACGGGCATTTAAATCAACACGGAAAGCTATGCTTTGGCCCAAGAACGCAATCATGTCGATTAGGGCAAGGTATTCGCTTGATTCAATATAGTCGTTGAAATCTTCTGGATAATTCTCGCGGATATAACTAATCATCACGCGGCGTAGATTTTCAAAGTCGTAGCTTTGGAAATCGGCATTACGGAAGCTCTGGTATATACGTTTCCAGTCTTCTGCTACTAGTAATCTATTTTGTCTATCTGTTGCTGACATATCTGCTTCCCATATACAGATATTTATCGGTTTTATTATATGCTATTTTAATTAGCCGATTAGACCATTTGCTTGGTCAAATTTAAATTGGAGAGATTCTTGTATGTTATAAGGAAGATAAGTCAGCGTACATTCTATTTGTAGGCCGCTTTCGTAGGTTGTAACAATTACATTGTTGGCATTGACCCGAGGATCGTAATTGATAATCTGTTCAACGTTTTTTACAATAAGTTGTTTTAGATCTTCCGTCAACGGTTCAAATAATACATCCCATATGATAGTGCCGAACGTAGGATTTTCTAACCGTTCGCCTTGACGAATATGAAAGTGATTGATAATATCTTGTTTAATTAAGGCTAGATCATACAGGCTATAGCTCTTGCTGTCGCCGCTGACACTGCTAAAACCTTTGTAGGTTTTAGATCCAGGCACAGTTGCTCTGCCGGCAGGGCCTTTTAGTACTACCTTGTTAAATAATTTCTGATTGGCTGTCATAGTAGTATTTACTCCTCGTTCTCGGGTGGCATTTCCTTGGAGAATGTGTCGGTTATTGTAGAATATTTTTTCCAATACTCCGGTACAGGAATATCACTGCCTGCTTCCCTATCAGTCAAGTCAGGTTTAAAACTAGCAGGATCTAAATTTTCGTGATGTGGCCAAGGTTCGTGGCTTGGAATACGTAACATAATACTGTCTGTTGTACTTTCAGTTTCGTCTGGATTAGCAAAAGTAGTCAATGGTTCAGGGGCTGTAGCAGCGACTGCACTAGCTGCAGCTGGGCCGTTTAGATTAATATTGCCACCGGAAATTGTAGTGTTGGCAGCGGCAATTTCCATATTTCCGCCAGATGTTAATTTGTTTGCGCCGCTGGTGTTAAGGTCAAATCCGCCACCAACTGTGATATTGGTTTGATCCGCAACGGTTTCATCGTGTGTGCCGCCAACTTGTATAAAATTGTTAGAATCAACAATTAGAATTTTGTCTGTGCCAATTTCTGTTTGATGGCGGGCGCCTACTTTTAAATTAAAATTTCTACCAACTTCTATGTTAAAATCTCTATCAGCGTAAAAATTAAAATCTTGTTTAGTACGTATGCTTATACTGTCTTCGGCAAAAATATCAATTTTACCATCGCTAGACATTTCTATCCAGGTTGTGCCGCGGGCGTTACCTATGTAAATTAAGTCTTCGCTGTTGTGCATCAAAATTTGATGGCCAGTTCTAGTTCTAAATCGTATTAATTCATTGTGTGGAATTTCTGGAAGCCCATCATCTTCGTCTTGTTCAACGGCGGCATAGTCAGGAGGACCGTCACTAGCAGTAGTACGACGAAGGAATTTATCATCTCCATCATCCATAACCACACTGCTGCCGCCCAGTCTGCTGATAAATCCGGCGGCAATCTTGTGCTCGTCTTTACCAAACTTGCCTTTAGGAGCGCCGCTTCGTTTATCAATTGGGCCAGGAGTGCTGATGCCAAATACCATACTGGGTATCTCTCTCCTGGCACTGCTGGTTGTGATACCCCTAATATCGTCTTCTATCAGGCCTTGTTCGTCTAAGATATCCTGCAGTGGGCTGGCAGGTTTAAGAATTTTAGTAGGATCTGTGGCTGCTTCTCTTGCTTTTTTATTATATTCAGCAACGGGCACACGTTCATATGTACCGTCTATATTATATTTTGTGGCAGCATGTCCAGGAACTTGAAAATTCATATTTTCATCAGGTACACATCCTATCCAATAACCTTTACGTGGATCACCATCAATAAAGATAACCATGACAATAGTACCAACATCAGGAGGAATGAACCACATGCCGTAACTTTTTTGCGTGGCATTATAGTCATCTTCTTCCGTGATAAACTCTACATTAGTTTGTCCGCCAAACGGTGTTAGATATTTTACTTGGTGTAGCTGGCCTTCTTTAGCTTCGTCATTACCTACTTCTCTTAATAGCTGTACCTGTAGCGTACCCATGTAGGTAGGATCCAAGTGACTGATAACTTTTGCTAAGAATGGGCCCGGCTTTTGTTCAGCACTGCCTGTGGGTTGTCGTGTATCTTCTGCCATTTGTTATCCTGCGAAATCGCCTAGGGCTGCGTTGTTAGCTGATATTTGATCATCTGTCAGTGGAGCTGTTTGTGGTCCTTCTGCAGCCCACTCTGTTATTCTTGCCTGAGTAGCTTCATCGTCTTCTGCAGCATATTCATTTTCTGTAGGCGCTGAAGCTGTCTGTGGAGGCTTAGTGCTCTTAACTTCTTGACCTGGTAATCTACTTAATTTTAAAGTTTGTGTAAATTTACCTCTCCTAAAATTAGACGTAACAAGCGTGACAAGATAAAGTCCACTAAACTGTGGAACTCCAGCGGTTGTACTAAAATCATACACACCATCTTCTAGGTTAATATCAATTGGAGTTCTAAAATTAACAGTAATTAATACTCTGCCGCTTTGATAATTCATTGCTCCGTCAGCATTGATAAATTTATTATCTGTAGCCACTGCGCTATAGTTGCCCATACCACTGTCTCCTAGGAAATAAGGATCTCCTAGAATTGTTAAATTCAAATTGATCATGCTAGTATTGCTAGTAATGCTGTCGTGGAATTGTCTAGCGGCAATACTGGCATTATCGTCAAGGCCGCCACCTCCTTTGCCGCCAGTCATGGTCATAATTCCGTCTTTTAATACAGTAGTGGGAATTTGTCCTTCTTTAGGTTTTTCACCGTCTGGTGTTTTATTATCTGGATCGCCTTCTACTCCAGAGCCAGCATTTGCTTTTTGCTCTTTATCTCCGCTATTCTTGCCGGCGTCGGCGCTCATCTGTGTAAAAAAGCTGGCATTAAATTCTATATCAAAATCCATTACATCTAAATTTTTGCCTGTATAGATATAATTGTATTCTTTAATAACTTGTTCTTTGGCTTTTTCTGTTCCAGGGTTTGGAGTGTTCGGAGGTAAAAATGCGCTGGCAGAAGCATCGTAAGGAACAATTCTATAAACAATTAATTTAGGCTTAACCCCTGTTTTTTTAATATTTTCATCTGAAGGAATATAGTACAAGTGTGTTTCAACTCTCCACCACTGTACTGTACCTTCAGGAGTTATTTGACTTAGAGCGGTTCTTCCGTATTCGCTCATCAAGATCACTTGATTGATAGCGTTAACAACATCGCTGCCTTGGGTAAATTTAAATTCACTAGATTCAGGATTGATAGAAATAGCGCCACGCTTGTAAGTTCCAGATTTTTCATCGTAGGCAAGATTATCTTTAGCAAACGGAGTAGCACCTTTATTATACAAGTTGAATCCCATTGTACTTTTACCAACATCATTCATTTCAGATTCATCTTGTACTTGTGTTTTGTTAATGCTGCTGGTGGTGACTCCTAGTTTTTTAAACAAGTTCATGTCCCCACCAGATGAACTATTAGGGTTTATGGTTGCACCAGCACTAGAAGTAGAATCATTACTGGGAGGATTAGCATCACCTGTTTTTAAATCTTTAGGAAAACTAATTAATATTTGATCAGCCACAACAACATCTTTACGTTTGACTGCTTCATTTAAACGTGTATTCAAAACTGCTTGTAAACTTTTCTCTCCAGTTTGTAACATTTCTCCCACATTTTTTCCTGTTATCGACACATCTGTTTTTAATTCAGAATATACTTTACTATAGGCTTTTTCGTTAACTGGGTATGCAGAAATGTCATACTCGGCACCTTTGCCTGTGGCTCTCATGGAAAATTTATAAAGTTTAATAGGAAAATATTTTGTTGTTTTATCTATTTGTACGTTTTGTAAATCGGCATCAATATGTCCTTTGAATTCCATACTTAGTAACAGGGGCATTTCCAAATAATTCACATGACCCACATTTTTTGCAGCAACTTGTAATGTTTGAAAAAACATTCCCATACTGTAAGGTTCGATCAATTTAAATTTAAGGCCCGTGGCATTGGTATTACCAGTACTTTGATCAAAACCTACGGAACTATTGATCTGTACATCTTCAATATAAAAATCAAAACTGCCGTCAGGGTTTGATTTTGTTTTGTTTGCGGTAGGTACCCTGTCTGAAGGGTTGCCGTTGCCGCTTTTTAAAATTATTGGGCCTAATAGACCTTTACGATAAGTCTCATTTGGAAAATTTAAACTGGCATCATCTAATACACTTAATGTGAAAATATAATTGTAACTGGCATATTGATGAAGTATGTTAGGAAACGGCGGTTTAGCTTCTAACGCCACTTGCGTCTGGGCCTTGGTAGCGTTTTCAGTAAGATTACCTAACTTGTTTATGTTACTTTTAGCTTGTTGTATGGCGTTTTCTAATTCGGCAACCCCTGGCAAACTAGAAGTGATGTTACTTATGTTGACGCTTAATCCTGATTTAATAGCATTTGCAGCACTGGTGATACTATTACTGGCAGCTGAAAGACCTTTAGCAACACCTGTATCCGATAAAACTTTATTAACTGTGTTAGAAGCAGTGGTGGCAGCACTGGCAAGATCAAAAGATGGCATATTAGACTCCTAACACTTTCGAAAGTCCTGAGCGTTTAGGAATATAGATTTCTACTCCTGGAATAAAATCATATATTGGATCTTGAAGTACGTCAAGATTACGTTGTATGAATACCCACCACAGTTTAGATGTGCCATATAGGTCATAGGCCAATAGATCAGGCCTGTGAGAATACTGAGGTTCGATAGTATAAAGAAAATCATCTGGCTCCGAGCTAACTGGTCTAATAGACAAGATTCCAAGATAATTTTGAATCACCGAAGTATTAAACCAAGGACTCGAACTTGTGTAAGTAGCGGCCATTATACATAACCTCCGTTAACATAATCACCTTTAACAAATTTCTGTAAACTAAATCTACGAACAGCTTCTCTACTATAGATAGGACGCACTGTTATTTGTAATTCACTTTTGACTGGCACCCAACTGTTACCAGATGTGGCAAAACTGCCACCACCTGCAAGAGCAGTTACACCTGAAATTAATTTGCCAACGCCTGCTACGGCTCCACCTATTGCACCAATTGTTCCTAGAGCATTGGCTATTTTATTTGCTCCCAAAGCGCCTGCTAGTCCTGCTAGACCAGCTGATACGCCTGCTATGCCAGCTACAGAACTAAGTGCGCCACCGAGGCCGCCAGTTACCTCACTACCTGCGAATGCTGTACTTGTATTAATATAGTTTGTGTCAGCAGGCAAATTGATAGAAAAACTTTCAATCACTACCGGAATGTTTTTAAAAACATAATCACCGTAGCCGTTTAATTTAAAAATAGGAGGAGGATTGCCTTGAAGGTCACCTTCGCCGGTAAACATCTTTGTGGCACTTCTTAGACAGTGTACAGCGGCAAGCCAATACATTGCCTGCTCTCCATCTTCAACGTTGAACGCACCATTTATTGAAATTGTGTTTGCTCTACTGTTTTGATAATAGACAAATCCGTAATTGCTATGCGTAAAATTTTCTTCGCCGTAACTGGCAGTACTTGAAATGGCAATGCTGGGCGTATAAGGAAAAACTAGTCCACCTGCTTGTACTAACGGGCTTAACATTGGACTACTGGAAAATGCAGGCGGAATTGCCAAACGTACACGCCAATCGCTGCTGGCATCGGCTCCGCCAAACGAAACACCGGCTGCGCTGGATGATCCTGATTCGCCACCTTTCGGTAGGTTGATGCTCCGTAATGACGAGATCAAGGCAGCTGGGTTAGATAAATTATTAAGCGCACCGGCTAATCTACCTGCAGTCGACAATGCGCCGCCAACAGTACTGGCTGCTGTATTCAATATTGATCCAAAATCTGCCATTGATTTCTCCTTTTGTCTTCTATTTAGTTGACAAAATAATCTGGGTAGTTTATAATAGTACTAGAACCTAGGACTCGCATGAAAGTTAATTACTTAAACAACAAAGATTTATTAGAAGAAATACACAAAAGCAAAAATACATTCTGCTCATTTACCCAACCAGAATATCATCGTTATGATTTGATATTGCCCACTGTTGATAAAATTAACATTCGAACTGTTGCTGAAGCTAAACGGGCACAGGCCAAACGAATGAGTCAAGAGGCGTATGCTCGACGTAAAGCTGCCGGGGAAAAAGTCAAACAAGCAGACTGCGAAGTGGACTATAAAAAGATTGCTAAAACAGACATTGTGTTTAGAATTATGTCGTTTGAGCACATTCCGTTAAACGGTACCCGTAAAAAAAATCCAAAGACCATAGCGGATCATAGAGATAAAGTTAATTTTCCTCCATTTCAACACTGGAAGTTCGACGATAAAGATATTTTAGTATGTGTTGGAAAAAGTCACTGGAAGGGTGATTTAGAAACTGGTAAATTTAACAAAGATCACGGGCAGATTACAAATACACTTGCCCGTATGTACATTAAATTATGTGAACGATATGCCACAAGAGGCAATGTACGAGGTTATACTTACAACGACGAAATGAAAGGACAGGCTATTTTACAACTAACACAAATTGGTTTACAATTTGATGAAAGCAAAAGTGATAACCCATTTGCCTACTTTACGGCAGCGGTGACTAACAGTTTTGTTCGCATTATTAATTTAGAAAAACGTAATCAAAATATTCGTGACGACCTATTGGAGATGAATGGCATGAATCCTAGCTACAGCAGAACTGGCGCTGGTGAACATGCAAATGCTATAAAACGTTTCGAAGGTGAATCAGGTGAGTAATTTATTTAAAAAAGTTGCTTGCTTTACAGACATACATTTTGGATTAAAATCAAACAGTCAAACACACAATCAAGACTGTGAAGATTTTGTTGATTGGTATATTGCAAAGGCCAAGGAGAACGGATGTGATACAGGTATTTTTATGGGCGATTGGCATCACAACCGCAATAGTCTTAATATTACAACTATGGACTACAGCCTTAGAGCCCTTGAGAAACTGGGACAGGCTTTTGATAAGTTTTATTTCTTTCCTGGTAATCATGATCTTTATTACAAAGACAAGCGGGATATTCACAGCGTCGAATTCGGAAAGTATATTCCTGGAATTACTGTGGTACACGAACCTACTACTATTGGCGACGTCACCTTATGTCCGTGGCTTGTCGGAGACGAATGGAAAACCATAGGCAAGAAAGGTGGCAAATATATCTTTGGTCACTTTGAATTGCCCAGTTTCTTCATGAATGCCATGGTTCAGATGCCGGATCATGGTGAAATTCAGTTGGATAGTTTTAAAAACTACGAACTTGGGTTTAGCGGACACTTTCATAAACGACAACAACGTCAAAATATGCATTACATTGGTAATGCGTTTCCGCACAACTATGCTGATACGTGGGACGACGAACGCGGCATGATGATTTTAGAGTGGGATGGTGTGCCCCAGTATATTAACTGGACAGAGTGTCCTAAATTTAGAACTATTAAATTAAGTCAGTTGATTGACGAAGCAGATACGCTGATTACCAGCAAGATGCATCTGCGAGTAAGTCTCGACATTGACATCAGCTACGAAGAAGCTAGCTTTATCAAGGAAAAATTTATTAGTGATTATGATATTAGAGAACTAACACTGATATCTGAAAAGAAAGAAGTTGAAATCAATACTGATATCAATATACAAGCATTTGAAAGTGTGGATCAAATTGTGAGCAATCAGTTGGTCAATATCGAAAGTGACACTTTCGATAGTAAAGTATTATTGAGTATCTATAATAGCCTATGACAATTAAAATTAAAGAACTAACTGTTAAAAATTTCATGAGTGTGGGTAATCAAACCCAAGCGGTAGACTTCTGTAAAGAACAACTTACCCTTGTACTAGGTGAAAACCTAGATCAAGGTGGAGATGACAGTGGAAGCCGTAACGGTACCGGTAAGACTACCATTATCAATGCCTTAACCTATGCGTTATACGGCACAGCATTGACCAATATCAAGAAAGATAACTTGATCAACAAGATCAATGGCAAAAACATGTTGGTTACACTGAGTTTTGAAAAAGACGGTAACAAGTACAAGATTGAACGGGGTCGCAAACCTGCTATCATGAAGTTCTATGTGAACGATCAAGAACACTCTGTTGACTCTGCTGATGACAGTCAAGGTGACATGCGGGAAACGCAAAAGGACCTTGATGACTTAATGGGTATGAGTCACGATATGTTTAAGCATATCTTGGCTTTGAATACCTATACCGAACCGTTCTTAAGCATGAAAGCCAACGAACAACGTGCTATCATTGAACAACTGTTAGGCATTACCTTACTAAGTGAAAAGGCAGAGGCTCTTAAAGAGCAAGTGAGAGTAACTAAAGATCAAATTTATCAAGAGAACGCAGATATCGAAGCTGTAAAGAAGTCTAATGAAAAAATTCAATTGAGTATTACTGGTTTGGAGACAAGACTGAGTGCTTGGTATGCTCAGCAACGAACAGATTGCGATAGAATTACCAAGTCCATAGAAGAACTACAAGCAGTAGACATCGAACGAGAACTCACAGCTCACGCTAAGTTAAAAACATACAATGAGCAAGCAGCTAAAATAAAAAGCCTTAACAAAGAAAAGGCCACAATTGAAACTGCGTTAATTCAAGCTGATAAAAGTGTAACCAAATACACAAAAGAAATAGAGCAACTAAAAAATAACACTTGTCCAGCTTGTGAGCAAGAGCTACACACCCACAAGCATGAAGAAATGTCCGTGCTTGCTGAAAAGAATCTAGCAGATGCTTACACATATCTTCAAAGCCTCAGTGATAGCTATGCTATTATTGTGACTGAGCTTGAAGGTATCGGCGATATCAACGGTAGGCCAACAACTTATTACGATACACTAGAAGAAGCTCTTAAACATCAAAACAATTTAACCAGTTTAGAAACTGCGTTGGGTGCTAGACAGCAAGAAACAGATCCTTATCAAGAACAAATAGATGATTTGCGTAATACTGCGCTTCAAGAAATCACATGGGATAGCATAAACAATCTCAATGTACTTAAGGGCCATCAAGAGTTTTTGCTCAAGTTGCTGACCAGCAAAGATAGTTTTATCCGTAAAAAGATCATAGATCAAAATCTTGCCTACCTTAATAATAGGCTTACCTACTATTTGGATAAAATGGGATTACCCCACACAGTGGTATTTCAAAATGATTTAACTGTGGAAATTACACAACTTGGGCAGGATCTAGACTTTGACAATTTGTCACGTGGAGAACGCAATAGGTTAATTTTAGGATTAAGCTGGAGTTTTAGAGATGTGTGGGAAAGTTTGTATCAAAGTATCAACTTGTTATTCATTGATGAACTTATTGACAACGGACTAGATGCCGCAGGCGTAGAAAATGCCTTAAGTGTCTTAAAGAAGATGGCTAGGGAACGTAAGAAAAACATTTATTTGATCAGTCACAAGGACGAATTAATCGGACGAGTGAACAATGTACTCAAAGTGATTAAAGAAAATGGATTCACTAGCTATGCTAATGACTTAGAAATTGAAAATTGATGGAAGACGCACATACCAGTCTAATGAGAAAAGTACATGAGTACTACAAGCTACACCAGAGATGGCAAGCTAGACAAACTCATGTGGCTGGTATCGAGCTACGACGGCTCTTGGCTGAAATAAGAGACTTAACAATCACTAGGCGCGAAGAAATACAGGCAATTAGGGCAACTAAACCAAAAGTTAAAAGTCCCAAGTACAAAGAATCACTTTTAAAAGATCAAGAGGCCAATAAGAACTAACTAGTTGATGTCATGGTATTATCAAAACACAATAGTCGAAACCTTACCTGAAGTATGTATTGGATTTGTCTATTGTATCACTAATAACATCACTGGTCGAAAATATATAGGCAAGAAATTATCAAAATTTTCTAAAACAACTTATAAAACAGTAAAACTCAAGAACGGCACCAAGAAGAAAAAGCGGATTAAATCCAAAATTGATTCTGACTGGCGTGAATACTATGGCTCAAACGACCAACTAAACAAAGACGTAGAACAACAAGGCAGAGAAAATTTCCATAGAGAAATAATTTATTACTGCACATCAAAGGCTGAATGTAGTTATATCGAGGCAAGAGAACAATTCTCCAGGCGGGTATTAGAATCAGATGACTACTACAACGGACAAATCGCTGTTCGTGTACACGGCTCACACATCAAAGGCAAACAACTAAACGGTTAAGGCTTCCACCGGCTAATCTCGGGTGGCGAACAGAAGAAACCTGGACCCAGTGTCGCAGGGATCCGTAGACTCTTGCCGTTAAGAGCACTCAATCAGTATCCTTTACAGGACCAGGATCGCAAAGCTGCCGCGGTTTGATTGTTTCAAGGATTTCAAAGGCAAAAAGAGGGAGAAATACCCACGTTTGCTAGCATGTTAGCGTATGTTAGTGGACCGCCGTCATAATAAAGACACAGCTCGAGGTACCGGATGACCGCCTCTGTAACTGCTGTAACGCTAAGTGGATTGTGCAACTCAGATAATGTTCAATTTTCTTTGCCCGCAAGGGCAAAGTGTGACTGAACAATCTAGATAATACTTAAATGCTTCGCATTAATAATAAAGAAAATAGTTCGAGCGTGAGCGAAGAACAGTTGAACGTAGTTCAACTTTAAATAAATATATATTATGAAAGTCCATCAAATAGTCTCTGAAAGAACTGAATCATTGAATGAAGCCGTACCTCTTGTAATAGCAGGTATTGGAATAGGTACAATAATTACCGCAATCTCTGTAGGCATGAGTGCTTGGAGTGCCTACGAAATATACAAATTCATTGGCAAATACAACCAAGATCCTGAATCAATTACTGACGACGAATGGAATGATCTATTCATAGATGCTGTACTATTGTTTACACCTGGCTTTGCCAAGCTGGGTAAAGCAGGAATACTTAAACTTATTCCTAAGTCATGGCAAAGTAAAGGCGGCAAGTGGTTAAAAAAGAAAGTTACTGAGCGTCTTGCCCAATTAGAAAAAACAGTAGCTAAAACAGAAAAAATAAACTTGAGAAAATTTGACCCTGACAGTAAAGTAGGGTTTGAAAAAATTAAAGCCTACTTAAAAATGCGTGGTGCCAATGCTTCCATGAAGGCAGCAGCCCAGGCAAGGATGGGATTTATACCCGATGTAGCCATGACTGTGATAAAAACTGTTGTGGGTTTAGAATTTGTAAGAGAATACTACGTGGATTTGTCCGTGTTAGAGGAAGACTACCAAGATTATAAAGCTGGCAAAGATTCTCCTTTTGGAAAAATGTCAGAGCAAGAAGCCTATAACAAGTATCAACAGTTAAGAAAGAAACTGTTAGGAGAATTGGCCATTGGTGTTGCCTTAAATACTGGAGTGGCCAGCAAATTCTTTGGCGCAATGTCAGGCATGTTTAAAGGTATTGCCACAGGTGCAGCTACACTGGGCGGCGCCAGCATTACAACAACAAAATATTTAGGTATGTTTGTTAGCTTGCCTACTAACGTGGCAAAAGGTATTTCTAAATTAATTGAAATGGGGCCTGCGGCCCCAGCTTTCTTGATATTCATGCGTACCAGTGCTGGTAAAGAATTTTTAAATAGTTCTTTGGTAAGAGCAATTACTGAACCAACAGGGGCATTGACAGCAGCCGCTATTGATTTACTAGAAAAAGGATTACAGGAAGCTGGACTACTAGATGGTCCACTACCTGGTAAGACCGCAGTAAAACCACCAACTGGTGATGCTGCCGATGGCGCAAGACAAGCTACAAATGGTATGAATATTCAATGGGTTGGCAAGAAACTTTACATTAATAATCAACAAATTAGTGATGAAAATGGATATCGTCTAGTAGGCAACGACAAACTTAATGACATAAAAGCTAGGGTTGGTGTTGCCGGCATTCCTGATCCTACTTTAAAAATACAGGACGACCCTAAGAAAAAATACGGCGTCTATGGTTACGACGAAATTAAATAATAGCCATACGGCTATTTTTGGTAATTTCAATATTTTCTTTTATAATCTCATTCATGATCTGCCTATCCTCGTAGCCGTAAACGTGCATTAGATCCTGACTGCTTACTCCGCCTCGCATGTACCAACTTATGCGAAAGATTTCATCTTTTATTTGTTTTGTATCTAATTCTAAACTGTTAACCAACTCTTCGATGTCAGATCTAGACAAGGGTAACAGTTTTATACGAAAAAACTTGATTGGTCCATTACAACTTCAATAGCGTTTTCAGTGCCACAATTGCCGCAAATGACTTTTTGTTTTGGCATCTCCCAAAGTTCTTTATTCTTTTCAAGTTTACTCTTGATAAGAGTATAATGTTCTCGGTTAGTGTTAGACAACCACTCTCGAATATGATCTTTCTCAGTTACTAATACATTGGGAATTTGAACTGACTCAATGGCAGTTAAAAATACATGTACTTGTATTTCAGCTAGTTTAGCATAGATATCATCCATGACTTGTTGCCTACGGTCGATATCTATATCAGCAATCTGACCAAGCATTTTTTGTAATTTAAAATTTTCCAAGTTTACTATTGTCATTTCTTCGTAGCTTAACGGCTTAAAGTTAATGGTAATTTCTTCGTCAACTACTAGTCTATTGTCAAAATTCTTATCAGCATAGTGATCCATGACACTAGTTAAATCAATGGCAAAGTCGTTTTCAGTACCACAGTTAGTACAGGTATGTCCAATACTCATTTCTTTACCGTATGTTGCCATTCTAATGGAAACTAATAATACATCTAGATCAATACTGGGCACTTTATGTGCGTCTGTAATATATGGACAACAACTTTCTATTAATTTTACTGTGGCTTCACCGTTAAACAAGCTGTCAGGTGTTTTCATTATGAGTTCATCCATGCCAGTCATGGCAAAAATTGGCACTTTACTAACATCTCCTTGTAGAGTACCTTCCTCGTAGTACAGCCCTTTGCTGGGCAAACTGATAAACAACTTGGGTTGTCTAAAGTATTTTTGTAATGGATTCATAGCTTTTTTATCCCGATAAATATATTATACGATTATTTATGTGCGTAGTTTTTTGGAAATTTTAATATGGCTTTAGATAGAAATGATCAGTTAATGATGCAACAAGCGTTTGAAAACGCTTTGAAATCTAGTGGCCGCGGCCCTGTAACTGTAGGTGGCGGAGGTGCGCCACCAAGCGGTGGTGGCAATCAAGGGTTTGACACAAGTAAAGTTAAAGAAGGCTTGAAAGATGGCGCAGAGTCTTTCCTACATGCTGCTAAGTCAAGTGCTGATACGTTCCAAGGACTTAGCAAACATGGCGCTAATTTTAGCAATGACCTAATTGGCATGAATGTTGCTGCCGCTGGCAGTAGATTGAGCCTAAATGATTTCGCTAACGTTATTGCTAATAACGGAAAACAAATGGCCGGCCTTGGTGGCAGTGTCACTCGCGGTGCTGAAGCATTTGGCAAATTAAGCAAGAGTTTCTTTGATAGTAACGCTGGCGACGAACTACAGCAGATGGGATACAATGCTAAAGAACTTAACGAAGTTCTTGCGTTACAAGCCAGTACACAACGTTACACTATGGGTATTGAAGGTGCCGCAGGTGTAAAATCAAGAGAAGCTGCAGCTTCATTAGCTAAAGAGATGGATGCCATTGCCAAACTCACAGGCAAAAGTAAAGAAGAACAAATGGAAGCTGCTAAGAAACGCAGCACCGACGGACAAATTGAAGCAAAGTTAAGATTAATTGGAATTGAACAAGGTGCCGCCGCAGAAGCGGCAGCAAGAGAAGGATTCCAAAAACAATTTGCTCAAGCAGAAGCTCGCGGTATGGGACAAATGGCAAAAGAAATGTTTGCCACTGGAACAGTTACTAGCGAAGAAGCTGCCACTCAATACGCATTACTAGGCGAGGCCGCACAGAAAACTGGCGAGCAAATGGGCCACTTGGCCAAAGGTAACATTGTTGCAGCAGAAGCAGCCAACAAGGAAGCAGAAGCAGCCAACGCTCGTAATCAAAGAGATCCAACACTTTTACGAATGGCCGCCATGGGAGATGCTGCAGGCAGCGTAGGTACAATTTTAAAGAAGAGTACAGAAGACAACATGGCATTACACGATAGTGTAATGAGTGTAGTAAAAGGAAATACAAACTTATTAAAAAGTCAAACTGATTATGCTACTGCCCTTAGCAAAATTAGAACTGATATTATAGCAAGTCAAGAAGGTCGATTAAAACCTGGCGGAGAACGTGTTAGCGGAGCAACTCAAGGAGTTATAGCAACACAAATAGCTGGACAAAATCTTGGAGCAGGTGTTGCTGCCGCATCGGAAGTTAAGAATAAAGCGACCGGCGAAAGCATTGCCGGTGGCGCCCGTCGTATAGGTGAAATTGGAGAACAAACTGCTAACAATCTAGCAGGTCCGGGTAAGAATGCCGCAGTCAATATGGAAGATGCCGCCAGGAAAGGTCAAAACCCACAACCGTTTGTGCCCAAGCCAGGCGAAGGCAAATACGAAGCAGAAGCAAGAAAAGAAAACGAAAGTGGCGGTGTAGTTGGTGAAATTACAAAAGCTCTGAGTAATTTATCAAACATTGGAGCCGACACTCTAAATATTACTGGTAAGGTTACAGGTTTAACACGACATGCAGATGGCGGATATGTTAGCCAACCAACACTGTCAACTTTAGCAGAAGAAGGTCCTGAGTTTGTATTAAACCAAGGACAGATGAAGGACACTATTGCTGCTGCTGGCATGAGTGGTGTTAAGAATATACTTGGAAAACTTCCTCCTCCAGACTTGGACACTAAAGAAGACAAATTTAAAGCAGCATACGAATCAATGAAAGGTATGGCTCCGCCAAGGGGAAATCCTACAGGTGGCATGGACGGATTTGACTTGAGCAGTATATCCAAAGCTATTAGTATGCCAGCCAAAGCACCTGCCGTTGATATGGCTGGCATTGCCAAAGCTATCAGTATGCCTGCTAAGACAGAACCTAATATCAATATGACAGAAATGTCTAAGACTATTAGCACATCAATCAGTTCCATGACTGGCGGCGAGTCAACTACTAAACGTGTTCAAAGTGATGACAGTAAGAGTGCTGAAAAAGAAATGTCAGAATTAAAATCAAAGTTTAATGAAGACATGGCCGCAAGAAAAAACATTCTGATTGAAGGAATGGCTGTTGAAGATAGAAAATTTTCCAAAGTCCAAGCTGTTATGAAGGCAGACGACGAAGCAATAAAGATAAAAGAAGAATTTTCAAAAAAACAGGAAGAGCTACAAAAGAAAATTGCTGACGGTATCACATGGGAAACCAGTAAAAAACAAGAATCAGTTGAAGAGACTAAAAAACTTGTTACAGAACAACTAGCAGTAACTTTACAAGGACAAGAAGCCAGATTATCTGAAATAGAAAAAGAAGAAGCGTTAAAATTAATTGGTATCGAACAAGGTGCCGAAGCAGAAAAAGCAGCTAGAGAAAAGTATCAAAAAGATACTTCATTATTAAACATGGCTGCTATTGGCGCAGAAGAACCAGAAGCCTCTATGGGTGCCGGCAAGTACTCAGCACCCATAGCAGCCACTCCTGCTATAGATTTGAATGCCATTAATTTGCCCGGCTTTGGAGCCCAAATGAAAGCCAATGCTGCCAGTGTGCCTGCTGCAGTAAATAAACCTGCAGAAGAAGCCAAAGCCCAAGCAGACGCGAAAGAACAAGCTGCCAAGGCACCAGCTGCCAAATCTCAAGCTGACGATAAACCAGCACAGCGAGGCGGCAAGACCGCTGCTCTAGAAGACGTAGTAAAGGGTTTAGATATGTTAAATATAACTATGAACAAGCTACTTTCACAGAGCGATGATTTGGGAAGAAAACAAATCACGGCGCTCGAGAAAAATCCAAAGAACATGTATAGTTAATTATGAGCTGGAAAAAATATTTCACCCCTGTTAATGTAAGATCATCGGGCTCAAACAGCAGTCCGTTAACTAATAGCGGCAACGGTGTAGGCCCAGCTAGAAAAAACTATTCTAGCTTTTTACCGGATGTTTATTCCGGCGCCCCTAATCGTATTGAACGCTATTTGCAATATGATACCATGGACATGGACAGTGAAGTCAATGCGGCCTTGGACATCATTGCTGAATTTTGTAGTCAAAAGAATAGAGAAAATCAAACACCATTCCATTTATTTTTCAAGAGCAAAGCTACTAATAGTGAAATTGCCATCTTGAGAGAATATCTACAGCAATGGACAAAATTACAAAAGTTCGAAACTAGAATTTTTAGAATTGTACGCAACGTATTCAAATACGGCGATGCATTCTTTGTAAGAGATCCTGAAAATAAAAAATGGGTTTACATAGATTCTAGTAAAATAGTTAAAATTATTGTGAACGAAAGTGAAGGCAAAGAACCTGAACAATACATTATTCGTGATTTAAATCCTAATTTTATGGACTTGGTCACAACCACTATTCAGCCCAACAATCTTAACACCAACAATCGCGGAACTAATTACGCTGGGCCCAACGGCAGCGGCCCCGCAAGAGGCATGACTGGTTCATATCCGCAAGGTGGCACTGTGGGCACACGCTTTGATACACAACAAAACGAACTAGCAGTAGATGCCAAGCATGTGATACATTTAAGTTTAAGCGAAGGTCTAGACAATAACTTTCCGTTTGGAAACAGTTTATTAGAAAATGTTTTTAAAGTATTCAAACAAAAAGAATTACTAGAAGATGCTATTTTAATCTATCGCATACAACGTGCTCCTGAAAGACGTATTTTTTACATTGATGTGGGTAACATGCCCAGCCACTTGGCCATGGGCTTTGTGGAACGTGTTAAAAATGAAATTCATCAAAGACGTATCCCCAGCGCAACTGGCGGTGGTACCAACGTTATCGATAGTGCTTACAATCCATTAAGCATTAACGAAGATTACTTCTTTCCAACCACAGCAGAAGGTCGCGGAAGTAAAGTTGAAACACTGCCAGGCGGTACAAACCTAGGTGAAATTGACGACTTAAGATACTTTACAAACAAATTATTTCGCGGTTTAAGAATCCCAAGTAGCTATCTGCCAACTGGTGCAGAAGACAGCCAATCACAGTATAACGACGGAAGAGTTGGCACAGCATATATTCAAGAATTGCGATTTAACAACTACTGTATGCGACTACAGAGCTTGATGCAAGATGTATTTGATCAAGAATTTAAACTGTATTTGTATGAAAGAGGCATCAATATTGACAGTGCTCTGTTTGAATTAAAGTTCCAACCGCCGCAAAACTTTGCCACTTATCGTCAAGCAGAGTTAGATAATCAGCGTATCAACACATACGGTACTATTAGTCAACAGACTTATATCTCAAAACGTTTTGCTTTGAAACGTTATCTAGGACTAAGCGAAGAAGAAGTTGCAGAAAACGAACGCTTGTGGGCTGAAGAAAACGGCAAAGGCAAGCCAACACCCACTGACAGTAGTGGAGAATTACGCGGCGTTGGAGTTAGTCAAGCAGGTATAGAATCTGATGCTGGCGCTGCCGCCGACACCGAAGCGCCACCAGGAATGGAAATGCCTGGCGCACCACCGGGAACAGCACCAGCAGCACCTGGGCCGGTTCCTACAGCACCGGCAGCATAAATAACGTATATGATACTACGAGAATTGTTTTACGTTGATAAAGATATTAGGGCCGTGACATCTGACAGTCGTTATGATGCTGGCCGTGACGACACCTCTGTGCGAAAAGGTGACACACGTAAAACTAGATTGACTTTAAAGCAGATAAACGAACTGCGTAAAGCCAGTGAACAGCATATTTTAGAACAAGAAAAAGAACTAGAATTTGTTGAACAGATGTATAAAGCACCAGCACAGCCTGTTGCTTAACAAAAATCCCCGAAAACTTACCATTTAAGCGTATATTTTACAGTTATATGTAAATATATCGACAGCCTTGCAATAAACACATAGGAGACAAACATGACTGATCGATCAAAGTTCGAGCAGATGCTCGAGTATCTAATTTCTGAAGAACAAGACAAAGCCAAAGAGCTTTTCCATCAACTGGTAGTTGAAAAATCTAGACAAATCTACGAAGAAATTCTTTCTGAAGACTTCGAAGAAGATGTTGAAGAAGGTAAAGACGACGAAGACGACGAAGATCGTACAGACGAAAATCGTGCAGACGAAGATGATGTTGAAGAGGGTTTCGGCTTTGAAGCTGACGACATGGGCGACGATGAAATGAACGGTGACGAAATTGGTGGCGATGCTACTGATGACTTCATGGGCGACATCGAAGCAGGTGATGACGAAGAAGGCGATGACATGGGCGGCGATGGCGACATTGAAGATCGTGTAGTTGACCTAGAAGATGCTTTAGATGACCTAAAAATGGAATTCGAAAAGATGATGGGCGGTGAAGGCGATGACATGGGCGACATGGGCGGCGATGACATGGGCGACATGGGCGGCGATGACATGGGCGACATGGGCGACGAAGAAGAAGTTAAAGATAGCTTCAGCATAGGCGACAACTTCATGCGCGAGTACATCGAAAAAGTAGCAAACCCAAAGCACGGTGATGACGGTGTTAACAACAAGTCAATCGTAGCAGGTAAGAACGATATGGGCGGTACAACTGCTAATATGACAAAAGGCGGTACTGAAGGCGGCAAAGGCGTACAAAGCGGTTTACTAAAGCCAAACACTAAAGAAGAAAACTTTGGTAATGTAAATGTACCAGGCGGCACTAATGCTAAACAGTTCTATAAAAAGAACGGTTCAGGCCACGGCGCTGAAAAGAAAGGCAACGGCGACAACGGTGACAAGGGCGCAGGCTCTCCAATCAACGGCGTCAAAACCAGAGCCAAATAAGGTTAAGTAGATGAATTATCTTCGTGAAAACCTGAGTTTCGACCAAGCAAAAATGGTCGTTGAATCCGACGGCGAAGGAGGCAAGAACCTTTATATGAAAGGTATTTGTATCCAAGGCGGCGTTAGGAATCAAAATCAGCGTGTTTATCCTGTTAATGAAATCGACAGGGCTGTCAAGACCCTGAACGATCAACTTGAAGGTGGATACTCAGTACTCGGCGAAGTGGATCATCCAGATGACCTAAAAATTAACCTTGACCGTGTGAGCCACATGATTACAAATATGTGGATGGATGGCCCAAACGGTTATGGAAAATTAAAAATCCTACCGACTCCAATGGGCAACTTAGTGAAAACTATGTTGGAAAGCGGAGTTAAGTTAGGAGTAAGCAGTCGCGGATCCGGTAACGTCAAAGAAGACGGATCCGGTGAAGTGTCAGATTTTGAGATTATCACAGTAGATGTGGTAGCTCAACCAAGTGCTCCGGGAGCGTACCCAACACCAATCTATGAACACCTTATGAATAATAAGGGAGGTTATAGTAGCCTTCGTATAGCGAAGGAAGTGCAGGGCGACCCTAAGGCGCAGAAATATCTCAAAGAGAGCTTATTAAGATTAATAAGCGGACTCCAATAAAGAGGAGAAACACATGTTGGAAGCACTAAAAAGTCTATTCGAAAACAATGTGGTTTCTGAAGATGTAAGAGCAGAAATTGAGAAAGCTTGGGATTCTCGTATCAACGAAAATCGTACACAAGTTACTCAACAACTAAGAGAAGAATTCGCACAACGCTACGAGCATGACAAGTCTGTCATGGTAGAAGCTGTTGATCGCATGTTGGGTGACCAACTACGCGAAGAAATCGCTCAATTTGTTGAAGATCGTAATCAATTAGCCGAAGCAAAAGCAAAAGTAGTGGTGAAAGCCAAGAAAGACGCAGAAAAAATTAAAGAATTTGTTGTGCGTCAGCTAGCTACGGAAGTTAAAGATTTACATGAAGATCAAAAACAAATGGCTGACAAGTTTATTAAACTTGAACAGTTCGTTGTAGAAGCTCTAGCACAGGAAATCGCAGAATTCCATACAGACAAACAAGATCTTGCAGAAACAAAAGTGCGATTGATCCGTGACGGCCGAGAGGCATTCACTAAGGTCAAAGAACAATTTGTTAAGCGTGCAGCTAGTTTGGTAGAATCTGCAGTTGAAAAAACTCTTACCCAAGAGATTGGTCAACTAAAAGAAGATATTGAAACAGCACGTAGAAACGACTTCGGTCGCAAATTGTTTGAAGCATTTAGTAATGAATATCAAACAAGCTACCTTTCAGAGAAATCTGAAACAGCAAAATTGCTCAAGGTTATAAACCAAAAAGAGTTGGAAGTTGCAACAGCTAAAAATGATGCAGCACAAGCTAGACAACTCGCAGAAAGCAAAGAACACAAAATTAAGGCTCTAGTGGAGAGCAAAGAACGTCAAGAAGTTATGACGGAATTAGTAGCACCTTTGTCCAACGGACAAAAAGCTATTATGACAGAGCTTCTTGAAAGTGTACAGACATCAAAATTACAAAATAGTTTTGACAAGTACCTTCCGGCTGTAATCGCTGGAGAAGCTCCACAAAAACGTAAGGCACTAGTAGAGGCAAAGGAAGTAACAGGAAATAAAATTCCTAACAGCGCAAGTAGCAGCGAGAATGACAACAATATTGTTGATATTCGTCGACTCGCTGGATTAAAAATTTAAGGAGACAATAAATGTCAGAACTACTATCAAGCCGTTGGAACGAAACCAAGGAAGCCCTATTAGAAGGCCTACAAGGCAATCGTAAAACATCGATGGCTGTAACATTAGAAAACACTCGCAAGTATCTAGCAGAAAGTGCGTCAGCAGGCGCAACTTCAGCAGGTAACGTTGCTACACTTAACCGCGTGATCCTTCCAGTGATCCGTCGTGTTATGCCAACCGTTATTGCTAACGAGTTGGTTGGCGTTCAGCCAATGACCGGTCCAGTTGGACAAATCCACACTTTACGTGTTCGCTATAGCGATTCATCTACAGGTGCTGGAGTTGTTGCTGGTGAAGAAGCATTCAGCCCATTCAAGATTGCTGAATCTTATTCTGGTAACCAAGTTTCAGGAACTCCTAAGGCAGCTACTACAGCCAACTTAGAAGGTGCTGCTGGTAACAGAATGAGCATTCAAATCTTGAAACAAACAGTTGAAGCTAAGACACGTAAGCTATCAGCTCGCTGGACATTTGAAGCTGCTCAAGATGCACAAGCCCAACAAGGTATTGACATCGAAGCAGAAATCATGGCTGCTCTTGCTCAAGAGATCACAGCTGAAATCGACCAAGAAGTTCTTGCTTCTTTAAGCACTTTAGCTGGTGCAGCTACACAGACATACGATCAGAGCTCAGTATCTGGTGTTGCTACATTCGTTGGTGACGAACATGCCGCATTGGCAGTTCAAATCAACCGTGTTGCTAACTTGATTGCTCAACGTACACGTCGTGGCGCAGGTAACTGGGCTGTTATCAGTCCAATGGCATTGACAATTCTTCAAAGTGCTACAACTAGTGCGTTTGCTCGTACTACAGAAGGCACATTCGAAGCACCTACAAACACCAAGTTTGTTGGTACATTGAACAACGCTATGAAGATTTATGTTAACACATACGCTTTAGAAAGCGGCGGATTTGACAACGTTCTAATCGGCTACAAAGGTTCTAGCGAAGCAGATGCGGCAGCATTTTATTGCCCATATGTTCCGTTGATGAGCAGTGGTGTTGTATTAGATCCATCAACATTCGAACCAGTCGTTTCATTCATGACACGTTATGGTTATGTTGAGTTAACAAACACAGCGTCATCTCTTGGTAACGCTGCTGACTACTTAGGCAAGGTTGCTATCACTGCTGCCGCTGTCAAGTTCAGTTAATCAATACACCGCAAGGTGGTATGATTCAAAAGGCTCTTCGGAGCCTTTTTTTATATCTGCTAAATACATAGTAATGATTCACATAGTGTGAGTTTTATGCGGAAATCCAACCGCGTACAGCCTAGAACGCTGTTATTTCTTAAGGAGAAAATAAAATGGGACGTCCTTTACATAAAAAATTCTTTGGTAACCGAAACATCGGTTCCGCAAGCGTAACCACTGATGATGGCATCGGTGGCAGTCGAGTAGGCAGTGTTACTGTGGGTGGTGTCAACAACTCTACAGGTTATACCACTGGCGGCGCAGTTACATTCACGCAACCACAACTACCAGGCGGCGTTCAAGCTACCGGCACAGTGGTAGCCACTGCAGGTGCTATTGTCAGCATCACAATAGTGGAAGCAGGTTCGGGTTACACATCAGTTCCTACAGTAACAGCAGGCACAGGTACAATTGGCACAACCACTCTCACAGCCGTGTTTCAAGTGGACACAGGTGCAGTAAGTACAGCAACCAATCAAGAAAATGCCATCACAGTGTTTGCTTTTGTCACAGGCGGCAGTCGCAAAGTTGGAGACATCATCAAACAAGTATCCGGCACACGCTACAAAGTTAGAACAGCAGACGGCACTATGATTTGTAAATTAAAAGCATCAGCCGCATCAGCCGCAGGTGAAATGGATATACAGGCCACAGATGCAGCAGCAGGCACATATTTTGTGACCAAACTGACATCACACAGAGCCAGACTGACTCAAGGCACTGGCACAGTGTATGCTAACAATACTTCACATGCTTGGACATTAGGTTCTGCTACTGCCACAGTGGCTAAGATTCCTAACGCTTAATAGTATATTGGAAAAATAGATAATGTCAAAAATAGTTAGAGTCCAAGACGGTGACTACAAGATAGTTGTAGGATCCGAATCCAGTGAAGGGTATATCTATCTAGATACAAACCCTAACGGAATAACTGGATTCCAGGGCAAGGTTACTATTACAGGTGACCTATTGGTCATGGGTAATACCACAACTGTGTCTTCGGAGACTTTAACTGTTGTCGATCCAGTAATTGTTGTAAACCAAGGAGAACTAAATCCAGGTGTGGCAACAGCAGGTACTCGAGCTGGTATAGAAATTGATAGAGGAATTAGACCAAATGCGTTTGCCATTTGGGATGAAAGCGTAGACAGTTATGATCCGACAGGCGTATTGATTGGCGAACCAGATAATAATTTTCACGGTAGTTTTATTTTTAAAGATGCTAACGAAAATCTAAGAGCCATTGTTACAAACACTGTTAATACTCTAGGCGGTGACCTTGCGTTGATTACTCAAGGTAACGGTGTTATAACTGTATCAGGAACAAGTAGCTACGAGAATCAGATTCTTGATTACACAGCCTTAGTTACTAGTTATAATATTGCCAGTGTGTCACGAACAACCAACGTAGCAACAGTTACGTTAACTAGTGCGCCTAGTCCAGCATTTACGGCAGGGCAACGAGTATTTGTCACTTGTGGCACCAATGCAACATTTAACGGTTCTTTTATCACAATTATTTCTGCGGTAGGTTCAAGCTTCACTTATGCCAACACTGGTATCAATTTACCCACAACTGTGGCAACTGGAACGGTAAGACCGGATGCCATACTCGACGACGACAATATTCCAAACATGAAAGCAGTGGCAGATTATGCTGCCAATGTTGCTTCTTTAGCAACGATTAACAGAATTTTAGAAAACGATACCAAAGTACAAGCCTACGATTTCGACACTAGCGGAGTTAGTGAAATAACTTTTGAAGTTGATGGGACTGAGCGAGCGGTAATTAATTCAAGCGGACTAACAGTAAACAATATCAGAATTCAAAATAATAATATTTTTAATATATCGACAGAAAATGTGTTATTAGGAGACGGTGCTGATCCAAGAGGCGGAGTGTTAAACATTGCCAATAGGTCTTTACTTTCTACACCGTCTACTCCATTAGGATACGTAAAATTGTATTCTCGTGATGTGGTAGGCACTGGCGGCACAGGATTATATTTTGTAAATACTTTAGGAACCGGCGATGAATTAATCAGTAAAACTAAAGCATTTCTGTACTCGTTAATACTTTAAGGATACGAAATGGCAATTTTAAGCACACTACTCGGAACTTCAGCAATAGCTATTACACCTAATCTTACTACAGATTCGGCAATAACTGTAATAATGTTTTGTAATTTAAACACCTCAATAGAAAATATTGATGTGCATGTAGTAGCCAGTGGTGGAACCCCAACAAACACAAATAAAATTGTAGACCAAGCTCCAGTTGATCCAAGTGATACATTTATTTTCAGTACTGAACGATTGGTGTTAAGCCCAGGTGATAGAATTTATGCTCTAACAACAACTCTTAACATGGTCAGTGTAACAGCAAGTTATGTGGTTATCTAATTATGAAATATTTACGCAGACATAATGTAAATCCCCAAAGTTTTTTAGACGATACCATTCTTCAAAAAGCTGATGGTAATATAGAGTTTAATCCTACCAGTGACGTATTGATCAACGGTAATCTTGTTTTTGGAGCAGGATTTGGTATTCCAGGACCCACAGTCTCAAATGTGATGTATGTTACCCTAGATGGTAACGACGCCAACGACGGCCTAGGTGAAGGCCCTAATCAAGCTAAACGAACACTGAAGGCCGCATGTGCCGTGGCACAACAAGGTACAACTATCTATGTACGCAGCGGCGAATATGAAGAAGACAATCCTATACGTGTACCTCCTAAAGTTTCTATTGTAGGCGACACACTACGCACAACAATTATTAGACCACTTAACGGCCCAATAACTTATACAATTACTAATGTTGATAGAACAGACGGGTATGTCACAGTCACTACACTGACCAATCACGGATTAACTTCGGCAGATAGAGTTAGAGTTGACTGTGCGACTTTCCCCAGTATCGATGATACCGCAGCAAATGTTATAGACACACCAACTTTAACAACTTTTAGGTACAGAGATTTTGGAACAAATATTGCCAGTGCGTCTGCCACAGGCACGGTTAAAAAAGGTTTTGATTTATTTCATCTCAACAGTGCTGACTACGTAGCACAACTTGTAATTAAAGGTCTTCAGGCCCCTGCGTATGCATTTGCCATAGACAGCGATGCTATAGTCGACACTAGCCCGTATGTACAAAACTGTAGTAACATCAATGGTCCCTGGATGCGTAATGGCGTTGAATGGCTACCATTCCAAACAGAACAACCTGACACAAACGGAACTATGGTTACTGGCCCTCGACCATTGTTGGATAACGAAATTGATCCAACACAAGTAAACAGCTATGGTATTAATGTTGAGGGCGGTGGTGGTGGTATGCTGATTGACGGCGACAAATATAATAGTCAAAGTCCAATCAAATCTATGGTAGGCGATGCGTTTACCCAAGTTAGTCAAGGCGGCATAGGATTCCATATCACTAATTTTGGTTACATGCAGTTAGTTAGTTGTTTTGCGGTATTTTGTAGTAAAGCATTTTATACCACAAAAGGCGGTTATCTAAGTATTTCAAACAGCGTGTGCGACTTTGGAGAGAAAGCATTCGTAGCTGACGGTTATTATCCTACTCCGTATGCTACCGGAGTATTAAACAGCGATTATTACTCAACAGTTGGTTCTATCACCATAAGCGAAGAAGGCGCTGGCTATACTGTGGCACCTAGCGTTACTATACAGTCACCAACAACACCAGGCGGCATTACAGCCACAGCCACAGCAGTTATTGATCCAATTTTACAAAAAGTAGTTTCGATACAAGTAGATAATGCTGGCTCGGGTTATGACTTTCAGCCAACCATATCATTTAGTGGCGGCGGATCACCCACGGTGACAGCTGGTGCTATTATAAATCTAGCTAAAAATTTAACCATCGATGTTTATGAAATTTCTAATAAACCTCAAATTGGTAGCATAATGTTTTTAGGAAACGATCCTACAGCTTATTATATTTCAGCAACTGGTTCTCCTACATTTACTTTTAGATACGACGAACAAAAATGTCGACGTGACGTGGGTTATATCATCAGCGCAGTATTAGGCGATATGGTTTTTAACAGTAATCATCAAAGTGTTTACGCAGGCCTATCATATTTAAGAAGCTATTCTAGCAAAGTAACTAGCTTACAAAAAGCACAAACTATTGCTGGTATACAACAAGCAAAAACAGATGTACTAGCAAATGCCAGCGTGGTTGCCAACGCAACTGCAACGTCGAGAGTTACTAGTTTGTTCAACACCATTGTTAACATTATTAATCTTGGTGCTTCGGCAGCACCTAGTATCAATATTCCATTTACTGCCACACGATTGCCAGGATTTACTGAAGCTGCTACACTATTAGTAGCTAACAAAAACTTTATTAAAGATGAAATTGAAGCATGGATTACCGTTAATTTTCCAGTATTCACCTATGATGTTGCCACTTGTAAACGGGATATAGAATATATTATTGACGCTATAGCATATGATTTAACCTATGAAGGCAATGGACAAACTAGAAATGCTGCACTGGCTTATGCTGAAGGTAGCGTCATTGCCGGTCAAATTGAAGAAACGCAGGCAGCATACGAGTACTGGCAGACTATAATTGGTAGGATTGTCAAAAATCAAACTGTAACTCCTAGTGTAGGAAACACTACGCCACAAAGTTTTGGATCTGTAGGATCTCCCGTAGACCCTAATGGACCAGCAAGTACAGCTGAAGATTTACTAGAATATATTATAAATGTTGTAGATCATGGAACTGGCTATGTTCCCGAACTTATAGTATTGCCTAATTACAGCTACGGTGATGCTACAATGTACGGTATTTCAAATACTGTATTCCCGACAATTTCAACTATTCAAGAAAGTGTTATTGACTTTTTAAATGATGCATACGGCGGCTCAGTGGAAGTAACTATGTTTCCTCCTATTCAGAATGCGCTGGCCTTGACGGATGTAAGATTCCATAACGTATCCACTGTGTCCACAGCTAGTACAGCTATGGAATACGTAGGCGCTGGCGTTACTTATAATGCGTTACCGTTCTTTGGCGGTGAACCTGTTCCATCGAACGAACGTATTGAAATCAACAACGGAAAATGTTTTACTGTAACCAGCGACCAAATTGGAAATTATCGCATTGGTGAATTCTTCAGTGTTAACGCTATCACTGGTGAAGTAACAATTGATGCAGAAAACATTAACCTACAAGGATTGGCAGCAATTGGTCCATTTAAACGTAATGGTATTCCAGTTGGTGTACAACTTAGAGAAGTTAGTGATAATACAAGTTTATTGGCCAGTAACGGTTTACAAGATGTCAACACAGCGCCAACTCAACATGCTGTTGCGGTCTATGTTCAAAACAATTATCTAAACAAAGTACAGAGTGCTGCTCAAACTATTGTAGGACCAGTAACATTTTCATTAGACGTCGAAGTAAACGGCGGCGACCTAACCACGACTGCTACTACATTTAATATTTTAAATAGTACCGCCACTACTGTTAATTTTGCCGGTGCGGCCACAACTATCGGTATAGGTGCTGCTACTGGCACATTGACCATTGGCAATACAACCATTACAGGGACCAACGCTACTTCATTCAACATGAACGGAGTAAGTCCAAGTATTGTTACTAGTTCAACTGGCACAGCTAGTGTTTTCAACACAAATATTTTAACAGGCAATCTATTTGGTGCAGCAACTACCATAGCTATTGGAGCGGCCGGTGCCAGTGGCACAATAACAATCAAAAATGATAATGTAGTATTAGACGGTGATTTACAAGTTAAAGGAGGAGATTTAACCACTAATCAAACTACTTTTAATTTGATAAATGATACCGTTACAACTGTTAACACATTCGGTGCAGCAACTACCATAGCTATTGGAGCAGCAGGCGCCGCTGGCACAGTAACAATTAAAAATGATAACGTAGTATTAGATGGTGATTTACAAATTAAAGGAGGAGATTTAACCACTAATCAAACTACTTTTAATTTGATAAATGATACCGTTACAACTGTTAATTTTGCTAGCTCGGCAACCGTTATTGAAATTGGGTCGTCAACCGGAACTACTAACATCAATCACAACCTTGATGTGGACGGGGATATCAACATCGATGGCGGCGACCTAACGGTAAGTTCAGCAACATTTAATCTTGCTAATACATCGGCCACTACTATTAACGCATTCGGTGCAGCAACAATAATCAAATTTGGATCTAATACTGGTACAACATCTGTTCTCAATAATTTTGAAGTTGATATCAATTCTAGATTAGGGCTTAATACTGATAGTGTAAACACTATCAATGGCAAATTAACTGTAGATTTAAAAGATAATGTTGCTGATATCTTCACTATAAAAGAAAATACCAATAATTATATTAAGATTAATACTAGTAATAGTATAGAATTAATAACGTTTGGAACTATACCTAAATATGAATTCTTAAATACTGTAGACTCGTCTAGTATTAGTGTTGCTAGCACAACTTTTGCAGGTGGCGTGGGTATTGCTAAAAGTTTGTTTGTTGGACAAAACTTAAACGTTGCAGGAAATACAACATTAGGTGACGATAGGACAGCTGATACACACACTATTAGTGGCAGTACAACAGTGGACGTTCCAGACAATACAGCCGTTGCTTTTCAAATTAAAGAAAACACACAAACATATATCACGGCTGTAACAACTAATACAAGCGAAAGTGTTACAATTGAAGCAACACCAAAACTATTAGTTAAGAACACAACCGACAACACATTAGGTACAGCGGCTTCGGGTTCAGCACAATTTACAGGCGGTGTTGGCATTGCTAAGAATTTGACAGTTGGAGATAACTTAACTGTAATTAGCAATCTTGATGTAGACGGTGACGCCAACATTGACGGTGGCGACCTAACCACATCTGCCACTACATTTAATATTTTAAATAGTACTGCCACTACTGTTAATTTTGCTGGCGCAGCCACAACTATTGCCATGGGCGCTGCTACTGGCACATTGACCATTGGCAATCAAACGATTACAGGTACTAATGCCGCAACATTTAATATGAACGGCACCAATCCAAGTATTGTAAGTTCAAATACTGGCACAGCTAGTGTTTTCAACACAAATATTTTAACAGGCAATCTATTCGGTGTGTCGACAACGGTTAATATTGGAACAAGTGCAGCGGCATTGAGTACAATAACAATTGGTCCAGCTATTACTGGTAACATATTTAAAATTGGTTCGACTGCAGCAGGTACAATTAATTTAACAACCGATGTTACCAGCGGCACAGTTAATGCTTGGCAAAGTGTAACTGGCACAGTTAATATTGCTAATAGCGGTACTATTAATTTAGGTAACAGTACTACAGCTACTACTGGTGCAGTAGTTGGCGGAGCATTTACTGGTAACAGTTTAAAGATTGCCGGAACAGCAGCAGGCGCTGTTACATTGAACAGCGATGTTACAACTGGATCAGTTAACTTATTCAATAACATTACTACTGGTACATTAAACGTAGCAGGCGCTGGCGCAAGCACAATCAATCTAGGCAGTGCAACCAGCACGGTAAATATTGGTGTACTAACATTAACAACTGATTTAGCAGTACAGTATGGTGGAACAGGACAAAGTAGTTTTACAACCAACGGTGTAATTTACGGACAGAATGCTAGCGGACTAGCAGTAACAGCCGCAAGTGTTCCAGGAAGTAACGCGACAACAAGTTATGGAATTTTAACAACGGACGTGAGTAACGTTCCAGTATGGACAGATACGATAGATGGTGGTAGTTATTAAAGGGCGTCTAGGAAACTAGACCTGACCCGCAGGGCGTCGAAAGACCTGACCCAACCTTTTTAGGAATAGCAGAATGGCAACAAAGATTATACACAAACGCAGCAGCGTGGCTGACAAAGTACCTTTAGCGGGTGATTTATCAGCAGGCGAATTAGGTCTAAACACAGCAGACGCTAAGATTTATATGAAGAATGACGCCGGCACAGTGGTCGACGTTACAGCAAGCATATACAAAAAAAATACAAACGTAACAGTAAGTGATACAGGCACTGACGGTACTGTTACAGCCGTAGCTGATGGCACAACAGTACTTACAGCAACTAGTACTCAGATTAGTTTAACACAAAATACTAGTCTTGACAATGCTAGTACATTACAATTAAAAGAATTAACGGTCAACGGTGTAAACTACACAGGTATAAAGGCCGCAGATAATTTAGCATCGTCTTACACTCTTACATTGCCAACTGCTACAGGACTACTAAATCAAATATTAAAGACAGATGGCAGTGGACAACTAGGCTGGATAGATTCAGATACATTCGGCAGTAACCGAGTTTACGTTAGTGCCACTAAAGGTAATGACCTCAATGACGGTATAAGCGCACCTGTATTGACAATTAAACGAGGATTACAAATAGCATCGGGCTTAGTTTATACATCAGGCAGTGCTGTTAATGGTGTTAGAATTAACGTTATAGTATCAGCAGGCGACTATGTTGAAAATAATCCTATTATTGTTCCAGACAACGTAACAGTTAAAGGCGATAGCTTACGTTCAGTTAGCATTCGTCCGTTGAATGCTAACAGAGATTTGTTACGTGTGCGCAACGGTTGCTATTTTGGTGAAGTAACTTTTAAAGATGGATTAAGCTCTGGTATTCCTGCCTACTCATTTGCGTATGCTGTGTCATTTGATAATCCACTGGATACTACAACCAGTCGAGTAGGTTACACTTACCTACCAAGCACTAAACCTATAATTAGTCAGTCACCATATATTCAAAACTGTACACTATTATCATTTTTAGGAGCCAGTGGTGTACTAGTTGACGGTAGTTTAGTGGTTACACCCAACACACCAACTAATCAGATTGAATCAGAAAATCCAATAAGCGGAGCAGCACCTGAACAAGGTAAATCTATGGTGGCCAACGCCTTTACCATGTTGAGCTTTGGAGGCACCGGCTGGCGAGTTATTAACGATGCTTATGTACAATTAGTATCATGTTTCCAGATTTTCATGTTGAACGGAACGTACACGCAGTCTGGCGGCTACTGTTCTATTACCAACTCAGCTACTAACTTTGGATTATATGCTTTACGTGCCAGCGGATTTAGTCCTAACGCTTTTGCCTTTGACAAAGGATACATTGGCACTACGGGAACAACCGGTAGTATACAAACAATTACAGCGTTCGGTTGGACTCGCATTAATGGTCCTGTTGAAGAGTTTGTTATTCAAATTTATGATCCAACAACAAATGCCAACTTGACAAATAGTTATAAAACAGCATTGGGAAATTATCTAAGTGTTAGTTTTAATTCTGCCACAGCTATCGATATAGGCACTGATACATTTACCATAGTAGCTCACGGTTTATTAAATCAAGATCAGATATCTTATGAGTCTAACGGCACTACACAATTGGGAAATATATTTGACGGCGACATTTTTTATGTTAAGAAATTAACAAATGACACGTTTCAATTATACTACGATAATAGTTTAACAAAATTAGTCGACATTACCTTTGCGGGTGTTGGCACACAAAATTTTATTAGACAAGATTATGATATGTTTGTTAATGCTGTTACAGACACACATAATACATTTCAAACCCTTGTTCTAGCAGCAGGAAGCCCAAGCGGCTACACGTTTGTTATAGGAGACTTAGTTGAAGGTACTACTGGCGGATTCCCCAGCAAAGGCTACGTCTACAGTTATGTCAGCGGAACACGAACATTAACGTTAAACATTAATAAAGTAACTATTGGACTTACTGAAACTCGTAATGTGTTTACAGCAGCAAGCTCAATTACACAAGTTGCAGGTGTAAGTGTAACCTACACCGTGAGTACAGCAACTGCTAGAACAGATTTATACGGTGCTGATTTTGAAATTGCCCCTTCACTAATTGGCGGATCATATACCAATGTTGTAACATTACCGGGTAAAGAAATTTGGTTCCATAGACCCAGTATTACCAACAGCTCAAGCCATACTTGGGAATATGCAGGCAGCGGCACAGATTACAATGCGTTACCGCAAAACGGTGGTAAAACTGTATCAGCATACGAACAGGTAAGTGAAGCTGCTGGTCGAGTTTATACATCGGGTACTAACGAACTAGGCGACTTTAAAGTTGGCACTTTTATTACAGCCTTTAACAGAACTGGTAACGTAACATTCACAAACAAAATCACAGTTGACACACTAGATGTGTTGCGTCTCGGAGTTGGCGGCGTAACTGTTGAAAGTATTAGTGTTGATCCTGAGCTTGGCAATGATGAACCTGGTGGACCAAAACACTCTAGGCTCAGTACACAACTAGCAACCTATACATATTTTCAAACTCACTTGGGTAATGTATTAGATAAGAGCGTAAGCACTAACGCAATCCCAGGTTCGCTGGTACAACTAAACAGTAACGGACAAATTAATAGCGATTTGATTCCAACTAGCCGTAGTTTTACCAGTTGGAGTTCAAATGGTATCGACAGCCGTTTGATACAAGTTGACAACATTCCAGCAAGCGACATATTATCAGGTGACATTGCTACAGAAAATTTCTATCAACAAGAATTAACATTGACAGGCGGAGTTGTTACAGCTCCTATTGGATCTGTTGTTATACAAACTACAGCTAATACAGCCACCACTGCAATTACATCGGGCATCAACACATTTACTGTGACACACAGCGGAGCTGTCACATTGACAGCAAATACTTATGTGTTAATTGAAGGTGTTACTCCTGCTGCCTATAACGGTGTTTGGAAAATTAATAGAGCAGCCGCAGGTACATTCACAGTATTCACAAATATTAATCCTGGCACTGCCACAGTACAAGGTACAATTTATTACGGTGGTGCTAGTGGTATTACCAAAGCAGACTACACTGCTGCCAGTGCAATTATTGTGGGCAGCGTTGGAGCAAACTTCAACACACCATTTACCGCTTCGGCCAATACATTGATTATAGGCACTGATAGAACTCCTAGTACTACTAACACAGCAGTAAATCCAAGTGCGGTAACAGCCGCTGCTTCATCAACTAATAACTATTTTCTACGTATTTCAACAACTGGACAATATTTAATCACTGAAAATACAGCAAGTCCAATATTTACTAATGGAACTATCAGTGCGGCATTTAGATATAACAACAATGCTTACATCACAAGCGCACTAGTTCATAATTTTATAACAAACAATGAAGTTAAAATTAGTGCAACAACTTCAAGTTTTTCAGCAACTGCGACTATTACCGTAACAAGTACTACTGAATTTTATTACACAAATACTGCTGCCGACAGCTCAACTAGTGCTAGCACCACAGCAACAGCCACACTAGCAGGCGCATCTAGTGCATTAACAATGACTGGTAGTGTGGCATCAGCCAGCTTAACCGGAACCATCACGGTAGGCGACTTTGTATTTGATACAGCTGGAACTATACCATTAGGTTCAAAGATTACTGTAGTCAATATGGGAGTTAACCCACGAACTTTTACAGTTACGTTTCCAGCAACTAGTACAGTGGCAAGTACAACTACAGCTACTTTAAAATTCTTTACTCCCGCTGTAGAAACAGGCTCAATACGTACAGTATTAACTGCAGCTGATAATCAAGCACAGGCGGAATTTATTGAACTACGTGCTGGCATAATTACCAGTGTTAACAATTTGTCAGGTCTAACAGGCGGAACATTATATACCAACGGAGTATATTACAGTGTTCCATTAACCAACGTTTCAGGCACTGGTGTTGGCGCCCTGGCAGACATCACAGTGGCCGCTGGAGCAGTAACAGGTGTTGACATTGTATTTGGCGGAGCAAATTATGCTGTAGGTAATGCTCTATCTGCTGTATCGGTAGCAGGCGGATTTGGTAACGGCACTGGATCAGGCTTTCAAATATTAGTTAATGCTATTGAAAAACGCATTTATACAAACTTATTTGGCGGCGAGACCTTTGTTGCTACTAACGGTGCGCCTGACTTTGTTGAAGATAATGCCGCAACACAACTAACTGTCACTGCCACTACAACCGTAACGGCAACATTCAATGCTGCTTCAACAGGCAGTGGCGGCGGCGTTGACACTGTATTAAATAGAATTACCACACTGGCACTCCACGGATTCACTAACGGCGACCCTGTAATATACAGTCCCGGTACAGACCCAGCAGTAGGTGGCCTAATATCTGGTAACGTTTATTATGCTAAAGTTATTACCACAAGCACAATTGAATTGTATAATAACTATTCATTGGGAACAATTCAAGTACTAAGTTCTAGTACAGGCACCGGCCATACATTTACACGTAAGACGGTAGATATTGTTAACAATACTATTACTGTACCTGCTCATGGATTTACTACAGGCGACGCTTTTCAGATAATAGGATCAAGTTTACCAGAGCAGAGTAGTGTACAAATTACTTCAGGAAGGCACTTCTTTGTTGGCAGCATAACTACAAATAGTTTTAGTATTCATGAATTGCGAAGCGATGCGTTAGATAGTACTGCTGGTGTAACTATCGGTGCTGTTGATTTAACTGCTACAGGTTCAGGAACTATAACATTTATTAAGAATAGCATTAAAATTACTGGAGTAGTGAATACAAGTAGTCAAACACGGGGCAACTGGAATAGTTTAGTTGCTACCACAATTGATGCTAGTAATATTGTATCTGGTATTATTGCAACATCACGATTAGCCACTGGTTCAGCTAGTAGCAGTACGTTTTTGCGAGGTGATAGTATTTGGTCAACTGTGGTACAAAGTGCAGCTCTTGCAGCTAGCAGTGCTTTAACATTAACAGGCAGCGGATCAAGCCCGTACTACGGCGCACTAACATTTGATGTTACTAAAGTAAACAGTACTGGTGCTGTGGGCAACTATACAAGCCCAGGCGTAGCTAGTTTTAACACTGTACAATTTAGTGTAGGACTTGGATCTAGTTTAGGTGAAGGTCAAGTGTTGATAAAAGACAATGTTATTGATGCTGGAACATTACAAACTAAAAATTTAGCTTACGTACTAGATTCTGCCAATCACACAACTCAACCAGTTAGCGTGGGAGGAACTGGTTTAGTAACGTATACACAAGGTGATACACTATATGCTAGTGCATCTGCTACACTAAACAAATTAAATATTGGTGTTGCTAATACCGTAATGACTAGTAGTGGCACCGCGCCACAGTGGAGTCCAGGTTTAACAATTGCTAAATCATATGATGCTACAGGTGCTGCAATTACAACCAGTAGTACAGCACAAGCATTTGTATTTGACGCCAACACCAAAGCAGTATCTATTGGCAGTGCTGCAAGCAGTGTAGTTATTGGATCAAATACAGCCAGTGAAGCATTTACAACCAATGTTAAGAGTTACACAACCGGCGGCAGTGCTATAGTAACTGTAACAGCCAACGTTGGACTAACAGGTGTTATCAGCACAGTAGCACGAAACGGCTCAAACGTGGCAACAATTGCCACAACTACCAATCACGGATTAATCTCAACTGATACAGTGACTATTGTTTGCGGTGACGCTGGATTTAATACTGTTAACGCCGTTGTTACAGTAACCAGTTTGACTACATTTACCTACGCAAATACTGGTGCTACTGTGGTGTCAACAGCAGGAACAGGCAGTGTGTTCATTGGCGCAACTGGCATGAGTTTAGGCACAGCATCAACTAATGCAGACACATTCTTAATGTTTGGATCTAGTCCAATTGCTGCGGGTGTACGAACAGGTATGCTTGTACAAGGTAACGCATTTATTCCAGCAGGTACAACAGTATCAGGTGTTGACGCTGCCCGTGTGTACTTGAGTTCAGCAGTAACAGGAATTATCACAGTAACAACCCCAATAGCGTTCACTGACACTAACACAAGTTTAGGTATTAGAACAGGAGATCAAGTTACTGTCGCTAGTTCAGGCGATACTAACATCAACGGCACATGGCCTGTAACGTCGGCCAGCGCAACAAGTACTACATTTAGTTTTAAAATTACTACAGCTACTACACAATCTAACTTGGCTCGTGTTGGTACAATAGTAAGAGAAAGTACTATTGTTTTGAGAAATAGAAACATAACGCTAGGCTCAAGCGAAGCCAGTGTTGCACCAGTAACTTCAACGTTAAAAGGCGAAAACGCAGTAGGTACAAACATAGCCGGCGCCAACATTATTATTCAAAGTGGCGCCAACACTGGCAACAGTATGGCGGGCGGCTCAATAAAGTTTAAGACACCGTCACAGGGAAGTTCGGGAGACGAGCAACAAGTGATGACTGAGCGTATGCGTATTGACCAGTCGGGGGTTTCGAATCAATTAGATTTAGAAACTTCAATGTCCACTGCTAATGTGTTTAATCAGATTGTTGGCACAGTTAACTTTGCTGGCTCGGCAACCACACTGGCACTAGCCAACTCATCATCTAGTGCCACAGCCATCAATATTGCTACAAATGCTACGGGTGGAGCAAGTACACTAACATTTGGCGGTGCTGTAACTGGTAATATTGTTAAAATTAAAAGCACTACAGCAGGCACAGTTAACTTGACCAGTGATGTGACTACTGGCACAGTCAATATCTATACCGGTGTAACTACCGGCACAATTAATATTGGTAGCACAACAAGTACACTTGCTATAGGAACACTATCATTAAACGGTCAAGCATACGAAAGTTCAAGCGAAACAGCTAGCATTGTCGCTAGCGCTCCTACAGTAGTAAGTACATTTCCAATAGCTACATACCGCAGTGCCAAGTACATTTTACAAGTAACTTGTACAGCAGGTACTGACAGTGGCAACTATCAAGTTAGTGAAATTTTAACAATTCATAACGGCACAACAGCACAAATGACAGACTACGGTGTAGTTAAAACTGGCAATAGTTTAGTAGTGTTTACAGCCGCTGTGAACGGTGCTAATTTAGAACTTTCTGCCCAATCGACAGCAGGTAATACAATCAAAGTGAGGGTAGTGAGAACGTTAAACACTATCTAATAAATACAACATACTGGTGGAGAGTGAAACCAAATGGCAACAATAGACTTCGTCGTTAAGAACGGCCTGACTGTCACAGAAAAGACTACAATACAAAGCACGACAGATGCATCAAGCTCATCTGATACAAATGCTTCTTTAAATACTGCTGGCGGCAGCGCAATTGCTAAGAAACTGTACGTAGGTACTGATTTTCAAGCAGGCGGCACAACAATTAATTTAGGCACTAGTGCTGCAGCATTAACAACAACTACGTTAGGCGGAGCAATTACTGGCAATATATTGAAAGTGTCTGGCACAGCAGCAGGTACAATCAATTTATCAACAGACGTAACAACTGGTATTATAAATGCGTTTACTAGTTTGACTACTGGTACAATGAATATTGGTACCGGTGCTGGCGCCGGTACATTCAATATCGGTGGCACGGCCGCTGTATTAAACATTGGCACTACAACTGGTAACAGCATACTTGAAGTTCGTGGAGATGCCACAACTGGTACTGCCACTATTAGAACTAATACAGGTGTTACAACAGCCAACGTATTCAATACAGTGTCAACAACTGGTAATTTATTTGGCGCAGCGACTACTATTTCGGTAGGTACAACTAGCGGAACTATTACACTAAGTAATCCAACTGTAGTAGGAACACAAGCAACTGTTACCTTGTGGAATACAACAAGTACAACAGTTAACGCATTTGGTGCAGCCACAACTATTGATATAGGCGCTGCCACTGGCACATTGACCATTGGCAATCAAACGATTACAGGAACCAACGCCCACACATTCAATATGAACGGCACCAATCCAAGTATTGCAAGTAGCAATACAGGTACAGCAAGTTTATTCAACGCTAACATTACTGCAATTAACTTTGGTCAAGCTGCCGCAATCAGCATGGGTGCCACCACTTTGAATACCACTGTAAGAGGTAATTTATTAGTCGATGGCAATACAACACTTGGCAATGCAAGTGGCGACACAGTCACTTATAATGCTAATACTTCGTACGTTCCAAACACTTATACATTTACGCTAGATGATGCTGTTGCTAACAATACCACTTATCCAATTAAATTTAGTCATACAACCACAGGCACTGCCGCTGCAGGTATTGGCACTGGTGTACAGTTCATTACAGAAAACGCTGCTGGTACAGGTATTGCCGGTTCTTACATTGAATCAGTATCGACCAACGTAACTGCTGGCGCCGAAGCATTCAATCTAGTATTTAAAACGATGACAGCTGGCGGCACTGCTGCCCAAGCAATGTCGGTTAATAATAATACACTGACAGTAGGTGCAGGTTCAACATCAACCACAATCACAACACAAACAAGCAGTAATTTAACCATCCTTCCTGGTGCGACTGGAGTGACTAGTAATGGTACTAGTTTAACATTAAAAGCGGGCCCTGGTGGTGCAACCAGTGGAAATGGCGGAGCCGCGACAATAGGCGCGGGCGATGCCTCAACTTTAGGCCTAGGAGGAATAGCAACTTTCCGCTCTGGAATCTCTGTAGGTACGAATCAAGTAGGCGTTAATACAATAATTGAAGCAGGTAATGGCACTGGCACGGGCGGCAGCGGAGATATTGTATTTAGAACTGCTCAGGTTGGAACCAGCGGAGCAACCTCTAACACTATGGCTGATAGATTTTATATTAGGCCAAGCGGAGCAATTGATATAGTTGGGACAATGACTGTATCTGGAGACTTGATAGTTAATGGAACAACCACTACTGTTAATTCTACCATAGTATCTGTTGATGATAAAAATATAGAATTAGGTAGTATTGTTGCCAAATCAGGGTTACAGGCCACACTAACATTGGTAACTGCTATTGTAAATTTAACAACAGGCGATACTAAAAGTTTGATTCCTGGAATGTCATTGACTGTTAATACAGGACCCGGAGCTTTCGGCGCAGCCGCATTAATCTTAACTGTTAACAGTTTAACTCAATTTACAGCTAGCATTAATCACTCAGTCGCAGGCAATGTGACATTTACAGTTGGAGCAGCAACTGATTTTACTGCAGACGGTGGCGGAATCACACTTAAAGGTGATACTGATAAAACATTTACATGGGTTAAAACTACTAACGCATTTTCTGCTAACACAAAATTATCAGGAACAGAATTAATTTCAACAGTGGCTGTAGGCACAGCACCGTTGACAGTAACCAGCACAACAGTAGTCACTAACTTAAACGCAGATTTATTAGATGGACAAAACGGTAGTTACTATAACGATTGGACTAATATAACAAACAAGCCCGACCCAGTTGTCACTATTACATTAACAGGTGACGTTACAGGAACTGGTACTGCCACGCTAACAGACTTAGCCAGCGGCACCGCTAGCTTTGCCACAACAATTGCTGCCGACAGCGTGGCATTGGGAACAGACACTACAGGTAACTATGTTGCTTCAATGACAGCAGGCACTGGCATTACCGTGGGAACAGCCACAGGTGAAGGATCAACTCCGGTAATTACCAATACAGGTGTTACTAGTTTAGTTGCAGGTAATGCAATCACGATATCTGGTGCCACAGGTGCGGTCACAGTTAATCATGCCGATACTAGCAGTCAAGCAAGTGTTGATAATTCTAACGGAACAGTAATTCAAGATGTAACACTTGATACTTATGGACACGTAACTGGGTTAGCATCTGTAGATCTAGATTTAAGATATCTAGGTAAAACTGCAAAAGCTGCAGACTCTGAACTGTTAGATGGATACGATTCTACAGCATATCAAGGTCCTGTGTCGGCAGTTAAAACGTTTTATTGGGCAATACCACAAAGCGGTAACCAGGCAAAACAATTTGAAATAGCAAGAGTTGCTGTGGATTTCAACGACTGGAATAGCATTGGTGTTATTGAAATTGAATTGTTGGAAAAATATTACGGTTCTGGTCTTAAGAAAAAATACACTGTATCTTATGGCAGCGGTCCAACATCAACACTTAGACTAGTTGAATATATAGGCATTGGCCCAAACAATTTTAGAGTAACTGTGGGCGCATCAGTGACAGGCACAGGTGATCAACGATGGATACCCATCTACGTCGAAACTACCGCTTACGCACAGTGCGATGTTCGGCTAACAACCAATTGGAATCAAACAGGGACAAATCCACCGCCAATGGACACAATGTTTATCATTAGCAGCCCTGGCGCTGGCACCAATATTGCTGCCTTTACTCCAGATAGCGTACCTGAACTTACCAGTGCTTCAAGTGCTACTATTAACGGTGCTACTATTTTAACATCATTTGCTGAAGCTGATACACTGTCAACTGTTACTAGCCGAGGCGCCACTACCAGTACTCTATCAACTTTCTCAGGTGGTCTAACAGCAAACGGCTCTGTCAAACTTCCAGACCTTGGAACATCTGGATTCGTTAAACTTGGCGTTGGCGGCGTACTTAGTGCAGACACTAGCACGTATCTTACAGCAGAAGCCGATACACTGGCCACCGTGACAAACCGCGGGTTTATTACAAGGGGCAGTTCTGGAACATTTGCTGATGGTTCTCAAGGTACTCCAGGATTGGAAATATATGGAACTGGCAGTACTAACCCTGCTTACATGACTTTCCATAGACCTGGATCATATGCTATAAAACTAGGATTAGATGGTACTGACTTAAAAGTTGGTGGTTGGAGCATGGGCGCAGTTGCTCATAGAGTGTGGCATGAAGGAAACATTACTCCACTAACTGCTGAAGCCGATACTCTGGCCACAGTAACTGGCCGAGGCTCAACTACAACTACAATGTCAAGCTTCAATGGCGGAGGCAGATTCCTTGCGCCCAACGATGAGTTTTTTAGTTTTACTAACGTGGATTCAGATTCAACTCACTATACTTCAAGAAATAATCGACTATTAACATCTAATGGCACTAATTGGGCTGCGGATGGTAAAGATGCAGTTATAGCCATCACAAGAAGCAGCTCTGGAACTACTAGAGGCCAAAGTATTGGTCTTACACTTCATAATGAAAATAATACAACTAATTCTTATTCTCCAGCAATAACATTCTCAGCTCTTTCTAACTCCGGTAGTTACAACTCGATGTATGCTGCCATTATGGGCAAAAAGACGGGCATCGGTGGCGCTAGCGGCACCGACCCTAATTGGAATAGGGGAGAGTTGCATTTTTATACAGTGGGCGCAAGTTATGTGGGCGATGTTCCTACCATGGTGCTAGTTGGTACTTCGACCTCAACTGGCGGAGTTGGCATTGGCACCACCACAGTTGCTAATGGATATTCGTTAGACATTCAAAATGCCTCGGTGTTAACGAGAATGGAGTCAACAACAGGTGCAAACGCCGCTTTGTTTGTTATAAAAAACACTGCTGGAAACACCATATTTGGTAATCAAGGTTCAGTTGCCTCAACATTTTCAGGATCTTATAACTACGCAACTGTTTTGGGAACAGATTCGGCCAGAGCATTACAATTTGCAACAAACAACACAGTTCGCTTTGAGGTTAATAGTGCCGGGACATTTACTGCTTATCACAATAGTTACATGATCGGCGAAACCTTTGGTGGATTATCTATTGGTGAATCGCCTACTAATTACAATGGGTGGGACAGACAATTGAATGTTCACGGCAGCGGCAATGCTAGAATACATGTAAAGACCGGCACTGTTAGTATGGGTATGTATGCTCATGATGCATGGCAAGCTGTTAGTGGCGTAACACCTGGTGGATTCGTTGGAACATATAATAGTTATCCATTATCATTCATGGTTAATGCTTTACAAGTAGGCGTATTTAATACTAGTGGATATTTTGGAGTAGGCACATCAAGTCCAGGATATAAACTTAGCGTCAATACTGCTGCGGACGTATGGCATTGTCAGTTTGGAACTAGTGGCGGAAAGCAACTAAGGATAGGTGGAAGCACAACCAATGGTAGTGTTATCGGAGCATATAACAATGATAGCAATTCATCTCCAGCAAGTTTATTATTGAACAGAGATGGCGGCAATGTTGGTGTCGGTACTAGTGCTCCAGTGTACACACTTCAAGTCGTTGGTTCATTCGCAGCAACTACTAAATCTTTTGTAATTGATCACCCAACTAGAGCTGGAATGAAATTACGATATGGTAGTTTAGAAGGACCTGAAAACGGTGTTTATGTAAGAGGTAGATTAAAAGGTAATACGATTGAACTTCCAGAATACTGGACCAAACTTGTAGATCCTGACTCCATCACAGTAAACTTAACACCAATTGGTAAACATCAAAATTTGTATGTTCTATGTATTAAAGACAATGTTGTTCATGTTGAAAATAGTGGGTTGTTTCCATCTAAGATTGATTGTTTCTACACAGTATATGGGGAGCGAGTCGACGTTGAAAAACTTGTGGTGGAGATTGAGTAATGTCAACCACCTACGGAGTTGCTGACTCTTTGATAAATTCGTCAAAGGAAAATTCACGAGCCGGTCTCATATCTGCAAATTTAGATTTTGCAGTAGATCTCAACAGAACACTGTCATACTCAGGAACCACACTAAATGATTTGCAAGGTACTAGGGTAGGAACGCTGCTTAACGGCCCCACATTCGACAATGTTAACAATATCAAATATCTATCATTTGACGGATCGAATGACTATATTGCTCACACCGATTTTACATTACCAACTGTCTGCACTGTATATTTTTCTGTACGCACAACAGCCACTGGTCAGCGAGCATTATTTTCACACTGGAGCGGCGGCCCTGTTAATGTAGGTTACGGATTAAATGACGGAAAACTATATTACGTTCAGTACGACAGTCAATGGAATTATTATACCAGCACTGGAGCATCGGCCAATACAGGCGCCTGGGTACATCTTGCGTTTGTTAGAACCAGTGGTACCAATATGGTCATGTACATAAATGGTGTACAAGATTATGTATTGAATGTAGTTTCGCCTCGTTCACTTGGTGGCGGCAACATGGGCAGTATTGGAATTTTTTGGGGCTGGGGACATTGGCTAGGAGATTTTGGAGCCATGCAGGTTTACAACGCCGCACACTCAGCTTCACAAGTTATTCAACAATACCAAACATCACATAGAAAACGATACGGAACATAATGTCATTATTTCATTCACCTAAAGTAGTCACAGATGGATTGGTATTTTACTATGATATGTCAAATACTCAGAAGTCTTTCCAAGGTGCGCCCACTACAAATATTTCTGCTGGCATAGGCATAGGCACCTATTTAAATACACCATCGGATGTAACTTCATCTTTAACTGTGACAACAGAATCGTATAGAGGCCAACCTGTTTATAAACAAGTACTCACTCCTGTTACAGCCACTGGAGTCAGCTATTTGACCAATGCTGGCAATCCAGGTATTGGTGTTGTAACAGGAGCAGGCGGCGGTGCAGCAGCAAGATACACAGGACATAGTATATTTTTTAAACCAGCTGTGGGCAGATCCGGATTAAATTCATCAACTCCTATTTACACACACTATTCCAATATCGGCGGCTGGCAAAGTACAGGAAACTACGATGACATGGGCGACGGTTGGTACAGAGCACATGTTATATTCTACAGTGCAGGCGGCGGCAGCGATGGAAAATATTGGGCAATAAATCCAGCAGGCGCTACTCTCAATGTGCCAATTACCGTATATTGGGCTGCACCATTTAAAGAAGATCGCAACGACTCAACATTTGTTTCACCGTACACGAATAACACACGATCTACCACGCAAGCCCTATTAGATTTAACAAATAATAGTACAATTACAGCCGCGAGTTTGACTTATGCTAGTAATAGTACGTTTAGTTTCAACGGTAGTAACTACGCTTCAGTTAACGCAATTACAGGTATATCAAATTTTACTGTAGAGATATGGTTTAAATCTGATAGTGTAGCTAATTATAGGAATCCTATAGATTGTAATTGGCTTAGATACCCTGGATCATACAGTAATGTCGGACCTAGATTAGAACAAAATAGTTCAGGAAATTTAGTTTGGATTACTGGAGACCTGTCAGGTAACTACGAATTTTGGACTGTTGTGTCGTCTGGACTAAATTCGTCGGTATATCACTGTGCCTGCCTAACAAAAAATGGAAATACCTTTACATCATTTTACAATGGATCAGTTGTACAGAGTGCTGCTGCTTCGTATACCTGGCCTGGAAATTTTAATAATGTCAATATTGGAAGAGGTTTTCAAGATTCCGGGGAACGCTGGTTTATTGGACAGGTCCCCTCAGTTAAAATATATAACAGTCCATTATCAGCCGCAGAAGTCAAACAGAATTTTAACGCAGTAAAAGGAAAGTACGGATTATGAGTGTAGCATATAGTAGGATCATTATATGATTAAATATAAGTTTAGAACATGCCCTTTAAACAAATGGAGTATAGAATAATGGCACATTACGCAAAAATAGAAAACAATCAAGTAGTAAATATCATTGTTGCTGAACAAGAATTTATCGAATCGGGAGCCTTAGGCGATCCAGTAAACTTTATACAAGTTCTGGATAACAACGGTGTGGCCCATCATCATGTAGGTATTGGATATACTTACAATGTAGATTTAGCTGCATTTATTGCCCCAAGACCGTTTGATAGTTGGACTCTAGTTGGCACAGTTTGGACAGCTCCTGTTGATATGCCACAAGATAACAAACATTACATATGGCATGAAAAAACAAAATCTTGGAATGAAATACCTTCTGTATTACCGGACATATCATAATGGCTTCATTTTCAGGAACTAACCGGGTTGGAACCAGCAACACTGTTTGGGTGTTTAAAACATCGGGCACATTTATCCCTCAATTTAGTGGAACTGTTGAAGTCCTAGTGGTTGCTGGAGGCGGTGGTGGTGGAATGGACATGGGTGGTGGCGGCGGAGGTGGCGGAGTCATTAGTAATTCAAGTTTTACCGTAACAAGCGGCACAACTTACGTAGCGACTGTGGGCGCAGGCGGATATGGCGCACCAGCAGGTGGCGGTACTTATAGAACTGACGGCGCAGGCCCACAACCAGGAGGTCATCAATTTACAATTTCAGCAACCAACGGCGGCAATTCGGTGTTTGGATCATTGACTGCCATTGGCGGTGGCTATGGCGGCAGTTCCTATTATGGATATCTTCCAAACTATGGCATAGGTGGAGCAGGAGGATCAGGAGGCGGCAATTCAGGATACACAGCAGGAGCAACTACTATAGGGCCATCTGGAACTGCTGGTCAAGGAAATAAAGGCGGCAATGGCGGCGGCGGCAGTTATTATTCAGGCGGTGGCGGTGGTGCAGGTGGTGCAGGTGCCGACGGGCCAAATAGGGCAAATGGGGGTGTCGGAGTTTATAACAGTATTTTAGGAACAGGCTATTATTGGGCTGGTGGTGGTGGAGGCTCTAACTATTCGTTAGGTGATGGTAGCAACGGTGGACTTGGCGGCGGCGGCGGCGGCACTGCATACAGCGGAATCGCAGGACTCGGCGGCACCGGATACAATAATGGATCCAATTCTGCGGTGCCCGCAGCAAACGGAACGTCCGGCGGAAATGCTGGCGCAAATACCGGCGGTGGCGGAGGTGGTGGATCTCATTACAACGTAACAAATAAAGGCGGCGAAGGCGGCAGCGGCATAGTTATTGTTCGTTTTTTAACCAGTCAAGGAATTGCCACTGTTACCAACGGGACTGTTATCAGCAACAGTAACTTAGTATTGTCTCTAGACGCTAACAACATAAAATCATCTGGACCTACCACAGTAGAAGCACTGGTAGTAGCAGGTGGTGGAGGTGGCGGTTTTGAAATGGGTGGAGGTGGTGGTGGCGGTGGCGTAGTTTATAATAGTGCATACAATATGTTTCGTGATAGAACATATTATATAGCTGTGGGACAAGGCGGCAGCGGCCGCACTTCAAACGGTGACAATACTAGTAATGCTGGAAATTCTTCTATTGGAGGATCAGGAATTGTTAGTATCACAGCCATCGCCGGAGGTGCTGGCGGCAATAATACTAATACATATGACGGAACAGCAACCAGCGGCCGGCCAACAAATGGTGGATCAGGCGGCGGCACAGGTGAAGGACAATCTGTAGCGCCAGGCACACCTGGACAAGGATATGCCGGTGGAGCCGCAATAGAATCAGGATACTATCATTCTGGTGGTGGCGGTGGCGCTGGAGGCGCAGGATCGGCAGGTGCCACCGATGGTGGTGGCAATGGTGGAATTGGACTAGCGACTAGTATTAGTGGAACACTGACCACAGTGAGCACATTGGTAGTTGGAGGCGGTGGTGGTGGTGGAATGGACATGGGTGGTGGTGGCGGCGGCGGAGGAGTGCTCTATAATCCCAGCATCAGTGTTATTCCCGGAACTGCTTATACAGTGACTGTGGGCGCAGGCGGATATGGCGCACCAGCAGGTGGCGGTACTTATAGAACTGACGGCGCAGGCCCACAACCAGGAGGTCATCAATTTACAATTTCAGCAACCAACGGCGGCACCAGTAGTATTTTTGGAATAACTGCCATTGGCGGTGGATTTGGCGCTAGTTCATATTATGGATATCTTCCAAACAGTGGCATAGGTGGTACTGGCGCTTCGGGCGGTGGATGTTCAGGTTATACTCACGGTGGTAGTCGAATTGTCGACAATGGAACACCCGGTCAAGGATTTTCTGGAGGAAATTCTGGAAATCCTGCGTCCGGCGACAACAGCCATTATTCAGGAGGTGGAGGTGGTGCCAGTCAACGCGGAGCAAGCGGACCAAATCGACCCACCGGCGGCAACGGCCGTCAATATCCACAGATAAGTCCATTTTATTTTGGTGGAGGAGGTGGTGGAGCAACACATCCACCAAGTTCAGGTTTAGGAGGGCATGGCGGCGCAGGTGGCGGTGGTGGCGGATCAAGTTATGAAGGGCCCGGCGGTTTTGGAGACACAACAGGAATAAATCCAGCAATCGATGGCATTGCTGGCGCAAATCAACCAGGCGGCAATGCAGGCGCATCCACCGGCGGTGGCGGAGGTGGTGGATCTCATTATAATAGTAATAACAAGGGTGGTGAAGGCGGTAGTGGTATAGTTATTATTCGTTATCCTGGTGTTGCAAGAGCAACAGGAGGCACTATAACTTCAGTTAACGGTGACACTGTACATACGTTCACAACAAGCGGTACATTCACAGTTGGAACGCAAACATACTATGGCGGCGGCGGCGCTGGCGGAACATACTCTCCATCATCTCCAACTAGACAAGGTATAGGTGGATTGGGTGGAGGCGGCGGAGCATTTTTTAGTGCTGATGGCGCAGCAGGGCTTGCTAATACTGGCGGCGGAGGCGGCGGTGGCTCTTATTCCCCTTCAAAGTCTGGCGGCGCTGGTGGGTCGGGCGTAGTTATTATTCGCTATCGTGGAGCACCACAAGCCACCGGTGGAATAATAACCACTTCGGGCAATGATACTATTCACACATTTACTGCTAGTGATTATTTTACATTTGGTAATAATCCAGGTGTGGAAGTGCTAGTAGTGGGTGGAGGTGGAGGTGGAGGTGGTAGTCATGGCGCTGCAGGTGGTGGCGGCGGCGGAGGTTTGGTATATCATCCTAATAAATATGTTCAGAATGGAGTTGGAATAAGTGTAACTGTGGGTGCTGGAGGCCAGGGCGGTAGGTATTATGGTGGGTCAACTACAGGCAACTACGGCACGACAAATAATTCTCACGGATTTCAAGGTGGCAGTAGCTCATTCAGCGATATTATAGCACAAGGCGGTGGTGGTGGCAATGAAAGCTTCTACACGGACAGCGTGTATAAAAATGGCGGCAGCGGCGGCGGCGCGGGCGACTACTATTTTGGAGTTTCAAATCCAGGTGCGTCTCGCGGCGGCCTAGCCACACAAACAAACAGCGGTGGCGGCACTGGCTACGGTTTTCCTGGCGGCAGCAGAGGGCCAGGCGGACCAACTATCGCTGAAGATTTCAATCATTCAGCTCCACACGAAGGTTCAGGCGGGGGTGGCGCAGGCGGAACAGCAACTGGGGGCGGTCCGTCAACTGCAAGTAACGGCGGCATCGGACGATATTATCCACAATTTGCCAGTGTAGGTGGATCTCCACCAGGTTGGTTTGCCGGTGGTGGCGGCGGTGGCGTCTATACCAACGGGCCTTTTACTGTAACTAACAGTATTGGGTCAGCAACTGGATATTTTGGCGGCGGCGGCAGGGGTGCTGACGGTACTGGCAGTGCCAATGGTACCACTGCAGGAGTTGCTAATACTGGTGGAGGAGGTGGTGGTGGATCAGGAAATAATTCTTTACCACATGCTAAAGATGGCGGCAGTGGTGTAGTTATTGTTCGTTATCCAGGCGTGCAGCGGGCCACTGGTGGCATCGTAACAACAATTTCCTACTCCGTTGGTACAGAAACTAGAACACTTAGTACTGTACATACATTTTTAAGTGGTGGAACATTTACACCAAACTCAAATTTTAATGATGGCCCACAGTGGACTGATATAAGTGGTAATAACAATCACGGCATATTGACCAATGGAGCCAATAATACAACTGAAAATATTAAAAGTATTGTGTTTGATGGTGTCAATGACAAAATTACATTTACACACAAAGTAGACGCAGGAGCTAGAAGTTTCTTTGTCTGGGTGAAATTTAATTCGTTATCACACTCAAGCGGTTATCAGTTAATGGGTACTCAAGAGAGTAATGCCTATACATATATTGGAATAGAAAATGGTGGAGGAATTTATTATTATGCAGGTGCCGCAACTGGCGGCAATATTGGAAATGCAGTGACTGTGAATACTTGGGTCAACTTAGGACTTGTTTTGAACTCAGACGGCTCTCGTGTAATTTATAAGAACGGAGTTGCTGTACACTCTAACACAGGCGGTATCGGTGTTGCCGCCACTTTACCGTTCACTATTGGAACATTAAACGATAATTATTGGTTAAACGGCTCAGTGGCGCACACTTCTCTGTATAGTCGAGCACTGACAGCAGCAGAAGTACAGCAAAACTTTAATGCCGTTAAAGAACGTTTTCTTGGTTATCAAACTATTACATATTCATTTAGCGCCAATATGTCCTTGTCGAATAATGGCACCGACACTGTGACTTTTACCAAAAACGCAGACAACAATAGTTGGAACGGCCAAGCGTACAGTACACAGGCATTCAGTGCTCCTTGTACCATAGAGTTTAGTAAACGAGCCGCTGCTGGTGGTGGCGACAATGGTGCATCATATGCCATGATAGGTTGGAATACAGATCCAACAGCTGATGCTAATTATAGTTCTATTGATCATAGTGCTTATCCGTATACCATGAATAACTACCACACATATAATAATGGCGCCGGAATCGCGCATGGCACAACATGGGATGAAAATCAGAAATTCTATATAGTATATGACACTGATGGATTTATAAGACACTACAACGGATCTAAATTATTATACCAGGCTAGCTATGGAACAAATAATACTGTATATGTTGATTGTAGTTTATATAATACCGATCCTACATTTGGAATATTCAAAGATGTTAGAGTAAGCTGTAGGTCGTGGAATGGCCTGGGATACGTGTAAACAAACTATAGATTATGAGCGTAAATTATAATACTTCTACCACGTTAACAGGCTTAGTTCTTCACTACGATGCTGCCAATGTTAAGAGTTATCCTGGAACAGGATCTACCTGGTATGACATAAGTGGAAACGGCAATCACGGAACAATCAGCAGTGGTGAATTTGTCAGCGCAGGCTATTTACAAAATAGTGGCAACGTTAGTAATTTTTTTATAGTGTCTGTGGCTGACTCAACAAGTTTAAGTAGTGTATTAACATCTACCAACGGTGCATGGACTATTGAAGAATCAGTATACACATATTCTGTAAACTATCCAGAAGCGGATGCTGGCACAGTGGCATCGGGTCAAGCGTACAGCGCAGGCAGTGTGGGTTTTGACTGGAATCACGGAGTAGGAAACACTCAGTTTGTATTTGGACAATCAAACAATCCAGCAAGTGGGTACAGCGACCAACCTACAATATCATTAAACGCACCTTATAGCAACCTTAACTACTGGAAACTTAGAACTATGATATGGAACAGAATGAGTAATACTGTTTCATTATACATCAACGGAGTGTATCAAGGTGTAGGATCAACTCCTAATACTGCTGGCAAAGCAGTATATGACGGTGGCGGCATCCAATTTGGTGCGCTATATGGGTGGAAGCATTATGGAAGACGATCAGTTATTAGAATATACAACAGAGAGTTATCGACTCAAGAAATTCAAAAAAATTTTAACGCGATACGTGGTAGGTTTGGACTATGAGTCTTAATCATTCTCCCTCAGTAGTCACTAATGGTCTAGTGTTATACACAGACATGTCCAATACGCAGAAGTCTTGGCGAGGCGCACCAACTACAAATTTACACCCGTTAGATGGATATTATACTTGGCCAACACAAACTCTGCATTTTTGGAATGGTATTAGTTGGACAATTAGCAGTACATATACTGATCCAGGAGTACCTGGACCAGCAGGCACTTACTTAGGACAAGTTCGCAAGTATACGTCTGGAGCCTTATCAGCATCGTGGTCTGGCAACTCTTATGCTTATATACTTAAAACAGCACCGATGACCGCCGGTCAAAGTTATGCAATGTCTGCATATACCTTCTTGAGCGTTAATTGTAATATTAATGGAATGTTTTCTTCAATTGAAGGAGCGTCTGTTGCTGCACTATCTGGAGGATATGTAACAGAATATGATATGTCGCAAAAAGGTTCATGGCAACGTCAGGGACTACAAGGAACAGCTTCAGGAAACGTAAACTTTATTATTGCCTATCCGGCACGCTACGGGATTACCGATGGTTCTTTTGCAGGGTTTATCCTAGTAGGTGGTGCTCAGGTAGAGTTTGGTACATTTCCTACACCATATACAGACACTAGCAGATCAAATACACAAGCAATACTTGATCTTACAAATAATAGTACAATCACGGCAAATAGTTTAACGTATGCTAGTAATGGTACGTTTAGTTTCAATGGTAGTAATAATTTCCTATCTATATCTTCTAGTGGTATTGTCGAAAATTCTATTAGTGTAGATATATGGTTTAATGTTAATAGTACAAAAACATATGCAGCATTATTGGGTTCTAATGTAACTGAAAAATATGAAATGCTTATAAAATCAGCATCCAATTTGGAAATATCTTTAGCTCCAGGGAATTATATACAACATAATAATATATTATCCATAAACACTTGGGTCAACATTGTTGTTTCTGCATCAACCGGTACTGCCTGGAAAGTATATAAAAATGGTGTTGACTTAGGAACTCCTCCTATAATCGCAGGAACTTATCAAGTTAGTGGAACTGGAGTAAGTAGTATAGATCAAGGTAGAATTAGAAGTGATTTGAGTAGTTTTGCATTTTCTGGAAATATAGGATCAACAAAAATATACAACCGAGCATTATCAGCCGCGGAAGTACAGCAGAATTTTAACGCACTCCGCAGTCGTTACGGAATCTAATAAATACAAGAGAGATAACACATGGCACATTCAGATAAAAATATTGTAATAACCCCAAACATTAGCTCTTCCACGGCTGATCCACAGATAGTGTTCAGCGGCGCCGACGCCAGCTTGGCAGCTCAAAATATTACATTAAAAGCCTATGCCACCAGCAACGGCACATTGAGCTTTGAAGGGAGTGCGGGCCAACTATTCAGTATTACCAATAGTTTAAGCGGCACTATTTTCAGTGTAAATGACGTGTCGGGCATACCCAGCATTGAAGTATTAGACACTGGTTTGATTCGTCTAGCACAATACTCAGGATCTGTTGCGTTTGGTAATAATGTAGCAGTAACTTCAGCTGGAACAACACAAGCCGGCGCTACACTACTAACACGTCAAATAAACTTGGTCACTGCAGGCGGCGCCGGCTCTGGAATACTATTACCTTTAGCCGTGGGCGGCGAACGTATTGTTGTTCGAAATAATCTAGCAGTTGACATAATAGTATATCCATCATATGGAGGCCAACTTAATAATGCTGGAACAAATACTGGTGTTACTTTAGCGGCAAGTTCAGGATTAGAATATATTGCACTTAGTTCAACATTATGGTTTACATTAAATGCAACATATGCTTAATGATTTTGCGATGACAGTTAAATTAAGTCAATGATATCAAATATAGTTTGTAATTTTGTTCGGACTATACGACTACTAAGACTGTTACGTAATCCTTGATGTAACGGTCTAGGAGCATGATCAATAGTGGTCCATGCCCACCCACTGTGTTCCATGCTAAGTACAGGAACAAATTCATCTCCTATCACACATAGATAAGTGTGAAAATTAAAAACTGTGTCGTTGCTTACAAAAGTTTCAATAGGCACAGTTTTAAGTATGCTAGGTATGCTACCTATTTCTTCAGTAATTTCACGTTGAAGTCCTTGCCATGGTGTTTCTTGATCTTCAGCAGTACCACCCACGAGACTCCATGTGCCTTGATGTTTGCCAGTGGCTTTTTGTAACAGCAAAAATCGTTTGGTGTTTTTTGCGTAAAACAGCGCACCACTACATACAATACGTTCCTTAGAGTTCAAGACGCCAATCCTCTTTGCGATACACACCTTCAAAACTCTTGCTCCAGCCAACACCATTCCATTTGTATTGTACATCAGGTTTGCCAGGGTAAATGTTTGTTAAGTAAACCAAATTGTTGATGTTTTCCTGGGCACTGAATACCACCACCCAGTCTGTGCCAGTCCACTCTATGATGTCATTGGCTGCTGCCACAGTGTCGCTACCGTCGGTGTTTTTCCAAGCATCGGGCCCGTCTTCATTCATGATCAATTCGTAGACAATTTCACTACCGCTGGGCGCCATGGCATCTAGTACAATATAGTAATTACCAGTATCAATATTGTCAGGAATTCTCGCACTACCCGAACCCACTTCAACACCATTGACCCATACCTTATGATCATTGACTTTTCTGTGTAAGGTGTTGGTGTTGATGCGTTTGACACTGTTAACAGCTTCAAAAGTATCTCTAAGGCCGCCGCCGATATTTTCAAGGATTAAGTAGCGAGTTCCCACTACTAGATTTACAGGGCCTGTTTGCTGTGGATCTATAATGGCATCAAATGTACCAGTGCTTGTTCTATAACTTGATGAAATCAATGTATTGCCGGGATAGGTGTCTGAATCCCAGTCGACTACCATGATGGTGTCATCTAAGGAACTAATCGCAATGTAACCTACTACATAACTGCCATCGGGCTGTCTAAGATAAATTTTTGTTAGGCTAGGATGATAAACATTAGGGTGTTGTTGTATCAACATGCTCCATGCTAGGTAAGTTCCTTCGTTACTGATAAGTTTAATTTGCCCATTTACAACTTCTATGTCAAAATTACCTATGGTTGTGGTTTGACCAAACAATGGATCTGTAGGCGGATTAGTCAATCCTGAAATGTTATTGTCACTGCCCAATCCTTCCACGTAATCTCCGTTGGAATTATTCAATGAGCTTAAAATATTAGTGATAACACTGGTAGTGACGCCAAGTCGTTTAATTTTAGCAGGTGGACTGATCCATATAGGAGTCTGAAGAGTCAGTGTTGCTATGTCTATTTCAGTGGCAGTGCCCACTGGTATGCTTCTGCCGCTGTAAACCACTTGTGTCAAATCTACCACACTTAAACTGGTCCAGTCCACATAGTTGTCAGTGGTTTGTATTTCTAAACTGGGATTAAACAACATTAAAATTTGTTCAAGTATTTGTAACTTTTGATCGTTACTGCTTGACCAAATGTCTGCCTTAACTGTCAGTTTGAATGGCGTTGGCATTAGTCGTTCAACAGTATAGTTGTTGCCTTGACTAGAAGTATACTCGCCGGTAAGTTCATTTACTGCTCGTTCACGCACATGTACCTTACTAATAAAACTAGAATCACTGATTCTGCTCATGTCTAATTCTAGTTCAGTAATATATACTGCTATACGTGGCGCAGCCAGTATGGTATTTTCACTGTTTTGTTTAATAATATTGGCCGCTTGTCTATCGGCATCGCCATACATTACAGGCACACGTACAAGACTGCCGTCACCGTATTTGACCACAAAGTTGCTTAGTAACCTAATAATCTGTAATAGGTAGCGACGTACTTGACCGTCATAAAAATATTGCATTATAAATCTGCCTTGGGTTTCAACGCTTTACTAACTGCTATTCGTTGTTCTTGTGCGCTGCTATACAATTTCCAAGCAATTTGTTTATTGGCAGGCGCTGTCTCACTAAATGTCAACAAGGCTTTGCCAGCAAGACCCGAAGTAACTGTCACTGTTGGGAAGATGCCATCTCCTATACTGGCAGTGGCATACATGCCAGCAGTATAAGTTATTGTAGTCAACAACGTTGTAGTGTCAGCAACGGGCGTAACAAAATCATTGGCAACAATATCCACACCTGTTTTATTACTATTATTAATAAATGTACCTTTAAGCGTATTTCTAGTGTCAGTGTTACTTAGTGTAGTTCTCACATTGTCTTCAAATTTAATCCATCGTGTACTGTCAAATCTATACAATCTGTTAGGCAAGAAATCAGTACGTAAAAAGAAGTCACCGTCCAAAGCTCCATTTGGAAATTGTATGCCATGTCCAAAATCTACCCCGTTAGGCGCAATACCGTCGCCTGTCAAGTAACCGCTATAACCATTACGTTGAGGACGTTTGGCCACACGACTTGCGTCCATGGTCATAGTTGACGCATCTGGAGGGGCAGAAGAATCGTCCACACCTTGTAATGCTGCCCTACCAGAAGCATCGACTGCTAGTGTATAAAACTGCTGGGTTTCGTAGCCACTCTTAGGAGCATCAGATTCTGCTTGAGCAATTAAGGCATCGTTTATTTGTAATTCTTTATTGTGTGTACTTAGAATATCGCGTAGTGTGGTATTTGTCTCTTCGCCTGTAATAGGGTCAACGACCTTTTGATCAAATATTTCTTTATATTGTTGACTGTCAACAATTTTTGTAAGTTTTAATCTATATAAGTGCGGATACCATGTGGGGCTAAATCCCTCTGCGGCACGGCCCACATCACTGATAACAAAATATCTAGGCAAGCTGACATCAATGTCGTTGAGCGCAAATTCATCTTTAATATGCGGTAATTCAACAACATCACCACTCAAGGGTTTCCTGCCCACTGAACGAATAAAATCGTTTATGTGCATGGTCATGTAAATTGTATCGTTGTCTAAAAACAATCCAAACTGACTTAAATTAAAATCTAAATCTTGAACATTGTATACGCCGCGTAATCTGTATATGCTAGGATCATATTTTCTGTCACGGTTTTCAAGAAATAACAAATCTTGAATGTTTGTTTCTTTCACAGCATCGTATTGAGGTTGATCAGCGGTGGCATTGGCATCGCTGGGATTTGCAGGTCCTAGGTACTTGTGTAAATATACGTCCGTTCCGCCCACTTGAAACATCTCGCTGGCAGAACGATCTATAAATTTATAATCGTTGCCCTTTTCAGGGCGGTATAGTGATAAACGTGGCATAGTAGTATATTTATTAATAAATATAGTGGGAGAACCAAATGTCAGAAACAAATCCACAAGCTGAAAGACAAAAAGTATACGATTACTGCCGCACTATGCTGGCTGATGGCATGATCGATGTCGAACTAGACCCTATTCACTTTGAAACAGCCCTGGAAAAAACTATCAACCGCTTTAGACAACGTAGCCCAAATGCCGTTGAAGAAAGTTATATGTTTTTAGAGCTAGAAAAAGACAGAAACGATTACAGATTACCCGATGAAGTCATTGCTGTACAAAGTGTATTTAGACGAACGCTAGGATCTAGAACAGGTGGCGGCACAGGCACTAACTTTGAACCATTTAACCTTGCTTATACCAACACATATTTGTTAAACAGCACCATGATGGGCGGCATTGCCACTTATGATATGTTTGCGCAGTATCAAGAAATGGTTGGCCGTATGTTTGGTAGCTATATTGAGTTTCAGTGGATTCAGCAAAGTCATATCTTAAGAATATTACAAAGACCGTTTGTTGACGGTGAAACACTTATGCTTCGTTGCCACAACTACAGACCTGATTACAACCTTATAAATGATCTTTATGCCAAGCAATGGATTAGAGATTATAGTCTAGCAGTTTGTAAAGGTATACTAGGCGAAGCTCGTAGCAAGTTTGCTCAAATTGCTGGACCAAGCGGTGGCACACAACTTAACGGAAGTGACCTTAAAGCAGCCAGCAAAGAAGAAATTACGGCACTGGATAAAGAACTTGAAACGCTAGTATCGGGCGGTACGCCCATGACATTTGTGATTGGATAATTATGAAAGTTAGTGAAATTATTTCAGAATCTGCCGCATGGCGTAGAAAAGAAGGTAAAAGTAAAGCTGGTGGCCTAAATGCCAAAGGCGTTGCCAGCTACCGTCGTGAAAATCCTGGTAGCAAATTACAAACAGCAGTAACTACTAAACCTAGTAAATTAAAAGCAGGCAGTAAGGATGCTAAACGCCGTAAATCATTCTGTGCTAGAATGGGCGGAGTTGACGGCCCAATGAAAAAGCCCAATGGTGAACCAACTCGCAAGGCACTTGCTTTGCGTAAATGGAATTGCGAATGAAAGTTACAGAAATTATTTCAGAAGCTAAACAGGCTAAAATTACCAAGCGACACAGTCAATCTAGTCGTGGTATAAGCACTTACGGCGATGCTGAAAAAATGAATAGTGATTATGTGTCGTTTAAACTAGGCCAAGCCATGGCTGCTACTGATGGCAAAACTGTACCCGACATTGATGCCAAAAGCTGGCATGGCAAAAGGAAAACTGTACACCCATATACAGAAATTGAAAACGAAATGTTCAAAAAAGCCGCCAAAGCAGTGGGCGCAGATTACGATGATGTAAATCACGGAGACATGCGCAGTTTAGAATTAGATAGCGTTAACAAAATCAGTACAGTTGCTAAACCTAAACGAAATAAGTACGGCGTTTAATCAATCACTATTGACCTTATTGTAAAAATCCTGTAATATATATACTATCAGCAGGAGATAGTATGATTATAGGCTTCGTGGGATTCATTGGTTCGGGCAAAGATACTGCCGCAGATTATTTGGTAAACTTTCATGGTTTTAGAAGAGATAGTTTTGCCAACACACTTAAAGATGCTGTTGCTGCAGTGTTCGGATGGGACAGAACACTACTAGAAGGTCGTACCAAAGAAGCTCGTGAATGGCGCGAACAAGTTGACCCTTGGTGGGCAGAACGCTTAAACAAGCCCACTCTAACTCCTAGATGGATCTTACAACAATGGGGCACAGAAGTTTGCCGCAACGGGTTTCACGATGACATCTGGATTGCCAGCTTGGAAAATAAGATGCGTAAAACTAAGGATAACATTGTTATCAGCGATGTAAGATTCCCTAATGAAATTACCGCCATCAAGAACGCAGGCGGACAAGTGGTGCGTGTAGTACGCGGCAGTGATCCTGAATGGTATCAAGATGCGTGGAACGTTAACCAAGGTCATAGTAATATGAGCTGGTCTATTAGTAAAGTGCGAATGGAACGATTAGGAATCCACGCTAGCGAAACTGCCTGGATTGGCCGTGGCATTGACTTAGAAATCGATAACAACGGAACAATAGACGACTTGTTCTCTCAAATTAAAAATCTGGTTGAAGCCCACCTTGCGACCATTTAACGCCTTCTTTGGCTAGAGTACGCTGACAGTTGGCACAAACAGTTTTTAGATTCAATGGCCTGCTGTTATTGAGATTTCCATCCACGTGAAAGACGTTAAACTGTTCACTGTGTTTGCTTTTAAAGCCACACTTATCGCAGACATTTTTCATTCGGTAGCCATCCAAATACCATTTAGGGATGCCATGCCCTACTCCGCCCGCTAGACAGCTTTCGCATTTCTTACGATAGTAAGTGCGACCGTTCTTAACATAGTTAACGGCAGCTGGTCTATATCCACAAATACATAACGGTCTTGACATATTGTATTTATACGCACCTTTTCTTTCCCTTTTCAGTGGTGTATTAGCGTAAGATTTTGCCAAAATACACTAAATACATTTAGAACAAGAACCCTTAGGAGAAGCTGATATGGCATTAAGTTCACCAGGCGTAGAAGTCAAAGTAATTGACGAATCATTTTATACACCAGCGGAGCCCGGCACAGTCCCAATGATTGTGGTTGCCTCTGCTCAAGACAAAAGTAACAGTGCAGGAGACG